GTCAACACTTTTAATGTTGGGGTCTTGGGTTCGAGCCCCAAGCGGATCACAGCAAGGGATTACAAAAATGTAGTCCCTTTTTGTTTATTATCAGCATTTTACGTAATAATCAATGATTTAGGAGAACAAACACACCGCTAATGTTGTTTCATTTTAGTTCATTCTATTTCATTCTATTTCACGAAATGTGATACAAATGTGATACCCTTGTGTGATACCAAATCTTTTAAATTATGAAGTATCCAGTATTAAGGTTTGTTTTTGACCGTAAACATACGGCAAGCAAGACAACGAAAGGAACCGTTCAAATAGAAATTTTGTTTGAACGGAAAAGAAAATGGTTAAGTACAGGCGTTCGGTTGTATTCCGACCAATGGAGCGAAAAGACAAAGGTTAAGAATACCGTTCAATCTTTAGATCTCAACGAAAGGCTTGATACGCAAATGCGGAACATCAACGAGTTCATAAACGGGTTGGTAAAAAACAAAGAACCTTTCAGTTTTGATAAGCTGGAACACTTTTTAAAGTATTCCCAAACAAAAGAAAGCTTTATAGATTTTATAAAACGGAGAGTGGGCGAAAGAACCGACCTTAGACGAGGAACGTTAAATACACATGCCTCCTTAATAACATCCCTGGAAGAGTTCGGTCGGATCGTTTACTTTACGGACGTTACTACGGCTAACATAATGCACTATGACAATTTCCTTCATGGGAAGTACAACAAGCAGACGACAATACATGGTTATCATAAGCGCCTGAAAAGATATATAAACGAAGCCATCAAATATGATTTACTGAAAGACAACCCGTATAATAAGCTCAAATTTGAGCGCGGAAAGAGCGAAGGTATAAAATACCTCACCTTAGAACAGATAAAGCAAATACAAGGCTTAAAAACGGCATCCGAGAGCATTGAACGGGTTAGAGACTTGTTCGTATTCCAATGTTTTACGGGTTTGTCTTATGCAGATTTGTTCAACTTTGATTTTAGCGGTGTAATCAAGAAAGGGAACAAGTTCTTTATAAGAGACGTAAGAGTAAAAACGGAAGAAGAATATTTCCTGATGCTTCTTAAGCCCGCAATGGAAATTCTGCAAAAATACGATTTCAAACTGCCCGTAATAAGCAACTATCAGTATAATTTGAGGCTAAAAGTCGTTCAGGAGCTCGCGAGGATAAAACAAAACCTACATTCGCACATGGCCCGGCATAGTTTTGCAGTTATGGCATTGAATATGGGAGTTTCGATTGAAAACCTTGCAAAAATGATGGGACATACGGACATAAAGACTACACAGATTTACGCCAAAGTGCTAAACAAGTCCGTACAAGAAGAATTTGAAAAGATGGACAGTAAATTGTAATTCAATAGCCCGGAGGAAGAAGTCTTATAAAGATGCAAAATCGTTCGCCGGGCTGTGTGTATATGTTCGTCTCAGGATTGCGAGTTATCCATAAATTCCTTTAACCTGTACAGTCTATCAATTGCCGGACTGTAAAAAGGGTCCGGAAAATGTTGGTTTATGTCGTTTATGTTCGCCTGTATGTACTTCTTAACATCAAATATACTCTCCGATTCGCTCAACTCTATTTGAGTAGGCAGCTGGGCCGTTAAAGCCCAGTGCACAATATGTTTTACGCTTTCCTCGTCGTATGCGTATCTACTTTCTTGTTCCATTCTATCTTATATCCTCCGAATAAACCTCTTCTCCGGTTTCATTACACACGATTGATACGACTCCTCCCTTGTAGTCCTCGAAATATGATTCATTGGTGCCGTTATAGGTTTCTATATAATTTTTGCAGTACTCAAATGATTCATTAAAACCTTTGCTATTAGAGTCGTTAGCGTCGTTGAAGTGTACATCGTAAGTTTTCATAACCTTTTTTTTAAAATTGTTTGCAAAAATACCGTTTATCTCTCTTTAATTCATCTTATACAGTATGTTTTAAAGCATATTATTTAAACCCGTTGAAATATCCCATTATCTTATCTGACAATTCACGCAGCCCGCAACAAATATACGTTTCTGTCATGGTTACACTGGAGTGTCCTAACATCCGGCTGATAGAATACAGATCCGCTCCTCTTAGATATAAGTTTGTTGCGCAAGACTTCCGCGCTGAATGCGAGGAAATAAACTCCCACTTTTCCCCGGTTGCATATTCGCCCGCCTGATACAGTTTTATTCGTTGGTTTATTCCACACTTCCGGCATATACTCCTTATCGTATCATTAAATGTCACATCAGACAGCTTACGTTGGCTAATGTCGTATCTTTTGTTTTCCTCTAATATCCGTAACACAGCCGGAGCCGCCGGAATCTCCGCTTTCGTTTTCGTTTTTTGGGAAATATAGACCAGTCGTCCGTCTATTATATTATCCTCTGTAAAACATACGTAGTCCGAATGTCTTGCACCTGTCAGACAACCGAGAAGAAAACAGTTTTTCACTATCCGTTCTGTATCATTAACCGGATCGTATGAGAGTAGTTTTTTGATCTCTTCATCCGTTAACCATGTACTTTGCGTTGCGTCCTTCTTCAGGGTTAATATAGCTTCAAAGCCTTTCGGGAAAGAATATATATCGCTGTACAGGTTAAGAACCGATTTAAACATAGCGCAATAGGTTTTAGCACTGTTTGTTGCCAGCCTGTCATTAAGAGCCTGAACGAAGTTGTACAACCTTGGTTTTGTAATGCTCTCGAAGGTGCACTCCGTTTCGTTAACCTCTTCATATACCCGCAGCACCTTTCCGTATTGCGGGTATTTTTTCAAAAAAACGTCCTTCAATGTTTCCATATCACTCTTTTGGTTTATTATCTGTTGTTTTTGCAATCGCAAACACAACCCCTATCACAGCGGATATAATAACCAGTGCCGGGTTAGTATTCCACACGATCACAACTAAAATTATCGCCCAAAGCATAAAGCCTAAATACATAGTCTACTCCTCCTTTTTTTAAACTATTCGTTTATTAAATACTGCTTTTCATTTGCTTTTCGTAATTCAATATATCTGCCATTGACAACCATTCCGGTTTTCCGTTAATAGGCAGTAAGTAGTATAATACTTTCATGCACCATATATGATCCGATACATTTCCGGCCCAAAGATGTTTTTCAAAACGGTTTCCGTATCCTAAAAAGTATTCACAGTCACTTTTCAACCTCCCTAACAGGGAATAACGGTTGACGGTTCCTATCTCTTTTACAAACTGAGTAATCTTTTTCATAATCTTTTGTTTTTAATTTGAAAATCAATTAAAACATTGCCACCCTATTAAATATGTCGGATGCAATTTTATTAAGCCTGAAACCGTTGTAATACTCAATCGCTTTCCCGCCATATATCTTAGCGGCGTAATGTGCTGCGTAATCAGGGAAGAAGCCGCCGGGCATATTATTCGAATATTGCCCGCAATCACAAGTTTTATGAACTTCTTGATATCTCACTATCCAAACCCTTTTTGCAAGCCGTTTTGTGCTATTACTTGCATATTTCCACAGCTTATTAAATCTCTCTTGCTGATCGCTTAACTGCTTTAATGTCTTTGCCATAATCGTATGTCTTTTAATTATTCTTACATAACCGTTTCAACGCTTCCAAATCTTTCCGTTTCGGCTCGTCCGCATTCTTGGTAGCGTCTATCAATGTCATGTCACTGATTACCGTACTCCATTGCTTGCCGGTTGCCGGACTTGTATAAGTTACTCTATAATGCCCGTATCCGGAAAACTGAAAGTTAAAATCTAAAATATGTGTTTTTGTTCTCATAATTGTATATATTTTATTTGTTATTACTTTGAAAGCCTCAAAACCTTAGTACTGTTTTCAGCTAAAGCCTTATTTAATTTAGAGAGGTGATCCGGGTTTTTATATCCGTTAATCTTAGTCACTTTATCACCCTTCACGCTTACCATGAAAATGGTATCGCTTTGTGTCTTGGCAAACGAGTAGATAGTATGTATATTATTCCCATTGGAGAAACAAACGGCGCTTGTCAAAATAAGTAACAGTGTATATATTAACTTTTTCATAACCTTAAAATTTATCTGATTGATCCTTGTATTTTCTTATCTCTGTAATATCGGTGCCGCTGATGAACAATACAGCACCGAACAATAGCAACATAACGCAGAACATTATATAGCACTTTTTAAGCGTCCGTTGCCATCCGTAAACCCGTTAAGTATTTCCGCCTCCCTTTCAGCTTCTCCCTTAGTCGGATAGCAATCTATTATACAATTGTCTAAATTGTCCAATATTCCATAATGCCCGAGTGTTAACGGCTTATCCTTGACGGTGTAACGCTTTCCATTTACTTTCTTCTCGTAAAATTCTACACCCTCAGCCATCGGGGAGTAATACGACGAAGTGCTAAGCGTGCCCGATTCTATCTTGTCGTCAAATTCAATTATACCGGGTAAGGCGTTGTATAAACTTCTATTAAGGCTTACGCCGTCATAAGTTACACCGAATTTCCATTCCTTATTTGTATATACGTTGAATATATCGCCCGGCTGTATATCCGCGCGTACTTTCGCGCTGGTTATTACTCCTGATCCTTCTATGTCGTAATAGCGCACTCCGTTAAAGCTGCCCGTTTCGGTAAAATGGATATTTTCAAGCGGAAACGCTTCGTCGGTGTTTTCATCCGATTCCTTTTCGCTCTTTGCAGGTGCGAGCAATTCCCGCACCTTGTCCGCTTGCTCTTTGCTGAATATCCATCCGGCGCGCTTTTCACCGTCGTAGTTTAAGGCCGGGTTAAACCGTCCGCCGAGATCCTTTAACTGATCTTTAATCGCCTTCGTGTCACCGAACACCGCGATAGCTTTTTCGGAATAGTCCACAATCTCCAAGCACTCAGCCTTAACATACTCTACTACACCAGCGGCATCTTCTTTCCCCTTCTTTAGTGTATTCTTTTTTTCTTTCGGTTCTACAACCTGATATTCATCACCCACTTTTATATGAATATAAAAATTTGTATCGAAATAGTCTTGCATGCCGTCGCTGTCATCATAACGGAAAGAACTTGCATAAGTCGTAACAGCGTCCAATACCTTGAACATTTCCGGAGTTAACTCATCTTCCCAACCCTTAACGGTTGACATTGTAGACATGTAACCACGCTCCGCGCTTCTTGAACCTTCAACGAAAGGGATACAAGTACCCGCCTTTAACTCGATATACATAGAATCCGTACACATGCTCCATTCAGTACGGACAGAGAATTTAAAGTCCGGGAAATTCTTCTTTGCAAAAATCCTGACCTTTGCGGATATTTCCTTTGTACTTAACTTGCTGTCATAGTTCGAGCCAACCCAACCGTTTGCGGTGTAAAAACTCATTGCTTTCATAACTGTAATATTTAAATGTTTATAATTCAACTTTATTACAGCGTCTAAATTTTATAAGCGGATAATTTGGAAGTTTAAACCAAGATAAGTACCTTTGCCTTTCCTGTTGGGGGGGTACTTATCTAAGTTATTCCCTTCCTTGAACCTGTTAGCATTACCAGTGTTAGCAGGTTCTTTTTATATCTCATCATATAAACAACGCTTGTAAGATCGAAAGCCTTATGTTTACCTCTTTCTTACATTACAAATATACGAATTATATTTAGAACAGCAAAGAAAATAGCAAAATATTTCAATAAAATAAGTATGTTTTATAGCATAAAATATAACGTTATAATACACTGATTTACAGCAATATATAAACACATCAATACACACATACGAATGTAAGTATATAATACTAAATAATAGGGTATATAGGAATATTATAGCATACGAACGTATAAGTATATAATAACTGGATCAACAAGCATAGCCTTATAATAGATTTTATCTATTGCTGATAATTAATTTATAGATATTATTTATAACAGGGATATAGGGGTATAGGGAGATTAGGTATATATATGTAATTGATTGATTAATAGGTTGTTATATGGTTATATTAGAGTGATAAGTTAAGAAGATTGGGGTATTTGGTTGACAATCAATGAATTACGTCTATTTTGGAGCTTTCGTGATATTCGGGAAATTATCCTCTTTTGTAATGATATTACAACTTTATATTATAGCAATAATATAAACTACAACACATTGATAATCAATAATACACCATACACACCCACGTAGAAAGCACCCCACCCCACCCCTATTATATGTAAGAATATCGGATGTAATCACCACCCCTAAAAATTTTAATTTTCCCCCATTTTTTGTCCAATTTCCCGCATTTGTAAGGATGTTTTACACTCCAAAAAAGCCGTATTTTTTCAATAACTCCCGTTATTCTCTAAAAAATCACCTATTTTCTAAATTTTACCCCTATTTTTTTAGAAAATTACTTGTTTTATTATCAAGTAGTTGTATATTTGCATAATGATGATAAAGAACATATATATATATTTTTAACCCTCAAAAGAGAGAAGAGAAGATGTTATTTTTAAGAATGAGACCTAATCCCAGTTCCGTTATGTTCTTTATGGTATGCTTATAAAAACGTTATATAATAAATATGGATAGGAAGGATTTAAAGGATTACGTACTTGGATTATTATCCGAACATTGCGATGAATATGCGGCTACGTTCAGGGATATATCTTTGGTTACAAGCAATCCTGAGCGCACAGACAGATACGGCAGACGTCTTGAGGAGTTATTCAGGGAGGGTTATGGTGTCTTGACGAGGGATAACACCTCTCATTATAGCTCCTTGTATGTTTTTACGGGTAAGATTTATGAGTTCATGGATTACAATGTCCTGTATGATGCCGTAGACAGGTGGCTTGAGAAGATGGGTGTTGCAGCTCGTGACCGTACCAATAAGGCCATGTATGCCTATATGAACCGTATAATCAATGTTATCCGGGATCATGAGCTTCGTCCCGACCTTAGTATTATGTGCTTTACTAACTGTGTCGTTGACATGAACCGGTTAAAGACCTATCCCCACTCTCCTCGCTTTGATTGTGTGAAGATGTATCCGTTCAAGTATGACCGCAAGGAGATATTCAACTGTCCTATATGGAGAAGTTTCCTCGGAGAGAACTGGATGCCTACGGACGATATGGACGGTGTTCTTCCTGAAAAGCACAAGCGGAGAATATTACAGATGTTTCTTGGAGCCTGTCTTGTCAACAGACGTAATATAAGCTTTGAGTATTTCCTGATATTGCAAGGTACGGGAGCAAACGGGAAGAGTGTTATCTACCGGGTGCTTAAGGACATGTTCGGAGAGGACGAGATACTTAATATCAAGATGAGCCAGTTTGCCAGCAGAGGTGATGAACAGCTTCGTGCTGCGTATTCCATGTCCGGGAAGAGGCTTATGTACTGTACGGAGAGCAACCGGGGTGATTTTAAGGATATGAGCATCATAAAGGCTATCTCCAGCGGGGAACCTATTGCCTGCCGGGGAATAGGCGGCAATATAACGATGATGCAAAGACCGCCTATAATGCTGTGTAACTCTAACTACCGTTGGCAGCCAAAGGATTTTCTTAACCGGGAGGACCCGGATGATGAGAGTATGCAGAGACGGGCGCTCGTGCTTAATTTCGACAAGACTATCCCCGTAGAGAAAAGGGATACCATGCTCGCGGAAAGGCTCAAATCGGAACATGCCGGAATAATGGCTTGGATAGTCAAAGGTCTTTGCGAGCTAAAGAAAAACAACTGGAGGATGCCGGAGAATCTCGGAGGAAAGATAGACATGAAGCTGGAGAGGATACGCTCTACGGTCATAGGACGGGACGGAAAGCTTGTGGACGGAAGTATATCGGAATACCTCAAATACAAGGAGTGCCAGCCCGAAGAATTTGAAGGAAGCGGCGTTATCAATTTCACATCATCGGAGATATACAAGAACTATGAACGATTCTGCAAGAAGAACGGGATTGTCCCTATGTCGCAAAGAAAGCTGGGCATCGACATGCTTTCTCTCGGATACGTGAGGGAAAAGGGATACAACAACTCTTATAATCTGTGGTGCGGGAACGAGGACATCGCGAACAATTTTATGAGACATGTCCCCAATATTGCCGAAGAAGCGAAAACAAACCTGTTTGAGGGCTGGGAATATTCGGATGATGATTTCCTGAGTGATGATTTTGTTGAAGAATAGATTTGCAATAATAAATATAACACAAAAAGATTATGGATTTCGGAAAGACACAAGTAGGGAATATAACTATTCTCAAGTATAAGAAAGACGGCATTCCTTTTATCAAGGCATCAACGGTATGCGGTGATTTCTCCATTGAATACAGCGCGGGAAGCATAATGTTTGTACTATTGGATAGCGTTCCGATAGAAGACAGGGTTGATAATCTGCCTATGCTAATGCTGCGAAACACCCAGTATGTGGGGAATTGTATTGACGCGAAGTTGCAGGTGGATGTGCTAAAGGCTGTCGGGGATGCCCTTGACCGAGCGGACGCCAAGCCGATTTCTGACGAGGAGGACGCCAAGATTATTGAGGAGGAAAGGCAGATGTATGAGATGAAAAAGGAAATGGAGGAAGCGTCTGATAAAGACAAAAACTGAACACAAACCTATGTATAAGGAAGAAGTAGCCGGGTGTCATTTCCCGGCTTTCTTTTTAGCGGCAAGGTACAAGGAGCAATTATTGCATGAAATTGGAAGATAAAAATGAGTGGTAGTATCTTCTTCTTTTATCTCGTCTTTCTTAATCTGCGTGATGTCTGCAATCATTTTAGTGAGGTCTATCCATTCTTTGCATCCCTCTTTGCCATCGTACTTTTTACGGGCGGCGATAAGCTTACGAAGCTGGTTTTCCTTTGAAAGTTCAGATGCAATATCTTCATCACTAACACCTTCAACCAAAAACTCTTCCTCTTTCTCGCTCTCTTTCTGTCTACGATTGACACGCTTGTTTATAAAGGTGAGATAATCCATGAAGTCCTTATCCTGGGAAAGGAGGGCATTCATATTCTTCTTATTCATCTCTAAATTATACACAGGGTTATAAAGGCCGGAGATGAGATAGGCGTCTTTATCTTTCCATCCCAGCGCTAAAAGGTCTGCAAAAGCCTTTTCTTTTGCGCTGATCCCCAGTTTCCTACATTCGGTCCCAAGTCCTTTGCTGAATGTGATTTTTTCCTCTTTACCTCTCAACATATTATTGTAACTTTTAATTATACAAATACAAAATAACAACAGCACCTTATATGCCACTGGCTCTGATAGTCGGATATAGGATGATACCCGACCATACTATCACAATAAGAGCATGGGTAGCTGCTCCCTCTATATGAATAAAAACCGATAGCTCCTTCTTTTTGTTTCTGAACTCCATATCCATGCGGACCCGATAGCATACCGGGTAAGGGTATTCAGTGAGTTATAGGAAGAGTTGGACTTCCCCACTCCATAACTTATTCCATTTGTATTAATGCGGGTTGCTGCGGATACCCCGGATTCTACGGCCCTTTTGAAATAGGAGCTATCATACGGAGATTTAATATTTTCCCTTATGCCGTCCTTTATTTTGTTTCGGCTTATCCCGGCAATAAGCCCGGCGGCGACAGCAGCCTCTATCTCATACTTAAAGCGGTTGCAGTAGATATCAATACGCTCCGAAAGCGTCTTTCCATGATCTTCCCTGTTTATAAAAGCAATGATAGCCTCCCTCTCTTCCTTCCTGTCATAAATGGAAAGGGTTTCGGTATAGTCATAAATCACCTCTCGCAACTTTCCGATAACAACATCTACCTCCCTTTCGAGTTTTTCATTTGCGGAAAAGCGGAACATGGACGGTTTTATCTTATACTTCAAAGATATATCCACGATCTCGCTTGCGGCCTGCAAGAGAAGATCATCCAAATGCTTCTGCATGGATAATTCAGCCTTTAGCCGCTGCCTTATAAAATCTTTGGCTTCCTGTATCTGTTGTTGCGTGGGCTGTTTCATTGCTTATCATCTCCAGCCGGGTTGTGTTCGGGTTCCTCTTCTTCGGGAGTAGGTTGCGTGGTTTTGAGTTGATAAAGGATATCGGCCTGCTGCTCTTCCTTTTTCTCTCTCATTATCCTGTCCCAGTCGCGGGGATTGCTATACATTTGAATCTGCTCATTTGCGGTTTGACGTGATAAAAATCCGTTTTGCACACAAGTGGCAAGATTCTGCACAAGCTCCGATTCATTCAAATGGATATAGGGTTTTATCCAAGCATATACACTCAAATTTTGCAGGTCTATAAGATTTTCCGTTTCCACTCCGTATCCATAGGTGAAAATCTTCACCATGTCGTCCACGAGGCGGTTATATTCTTGCGCATCCTTCATCGCATTCTCAAACGCCGGTGAATAAAGCAGCTTTATAGCCACACCCGGAAGATCGCCGCTTCTTACCTCCGGAGGAATTACCGCAAACGACTGTTCATATATCAGCTTGTAAAGAGTATCGAGCTGCTTTTCGAAAGCCGTAGATACATCCTGTTTATTAAGGTATCCAGCTTCATCGTCCGGTCCCATTGTGATACATTTTACAGTTCCGTCAACGCCTCCATCTATATTTATATTTTCTCCCTTGAAATACATAATCGGGAACGCATAGGCTGTATTGTTTTGAGATAGCTGGGAGAAAGCGAGTTCGTATTGCTCTATACTGTCTTGCGAGGGAGACCAACAAGCTCCGGCATCGCATCTATGGTAAGCCACAGGAATAAACGTAAACCCATGCTCTTGCTGAGAGACGAGTTCATAGCCGTCCAATCCAAATAAGTTTTTTATTACTTGTTTGATTTTGCTGTATCCCTTTCCTCCTTTTTTAAAGCGACGGAGATACTTTTCATCCCACACCTCCAGCCAGTCGGTCACAATATTCCCGCTGCTGTCGTAATCGGAATAAGAACGGGCAAACAAGGATAGCTCTCCTGTAACATTATCAAAATGAGGATACAATACATCACCTTTTTCAAAAGAAAGGACTTTCCAATAGAATTTTCCTTTTCTAAGGTATCCTACAAATGCCGTATCTCCGGTTATCTTTACAGACTTAGCGGCCTCATACCATGCGATTTCCATGTCTTTTACGGCCCATCCCGTTCTAAATTTAAAGAAGGTTTCTTTCACTTTTTCATTCTCGGTATCGCCTTCCATTTCAAACTGAATATCATTCCCGCAAAGGTGGACAAGATGCTTGACCGTTATTATTCTTTGAAAAGCAAAAGCGCATCTGATAACATACTCCCTGAACCATTGCTTCGTCTCCGGGTCCTGCCTTAACCTGTCAGGATATACCAGCGGGTCATTAATCGCATGTCCCGAAGGCTCAAACTCACGCATGAAGTCCATTTGAGTTATTATCTGATACGTAGGATTATCAGACGGTTCATTGATGAGGGTGTTTCCTGAAATAACCCCGGCAGCGGCTTTATAGCCATTTGGCAATATCCTCCGGAACGGACGACGTACCATAATCTGGCGTGTGTTTATAATCTCCATAATCCTTTTGGTTTTGTGTTATGTTTTTTTATATCAAAAATTTGTCTGTAAATCATCGCTTCTATAAAGTCAGGAGAGTGCCCTACGTATTTTTTCATAGTCTCCTTTTTAATCAAGGCAAACCCTTTGTCTGTTTCCGCGTCCCGAATAGCCTTTCTCTCTTTCATAAGAATATTATAAAGGGTTACTCCGGAATATCCGTTTCCGGAAAATTTGCGCGATAACAAATCGGGATTTATGGATATCTCCTCGTTCTTTATCTTTTTTACAAGAATATCCGCACACTGTGATTTTAAAGAGGAGTACACATACTTGATTGATTTCTCATCCCCTTTTGTCGCGGGTATTGGAGCAGCCATATTATTAAACCTGACCGCATCGGGGAATTTCCCTTTAAAATCCTGACCGGGACCGTTTAAGTCAAAAACAAAATCCTTTTCCAGCACGCCCCACTCTCTAAGTTTATAGGCAACACACTCTTCCGTCCGCTTGGAATTATCCCTACTCACATATACATCTTCGATATGGTTCCCGATCCACAGCCACAAGACAAGGTTGTCTCCTCCCTCGTATGCAATATCGCATGATACCCTGCGCTTCTCGTCTCCGTATTGCGCGGTATTTTTAAAGAAGCGCTCCATGTGTTCCATCTTGATAATATCATCCCCGGCAGCTTTAAAGTTCCAATTCCCCTCCAAGTCCCTTGCACGAGATTCTTCATCCTGCTGGGCGAGGTTGGCTAAATAATTAGGGTCGGAAGATATAAGAGCAACGTTCTCTTCAAGCTTTCCCTTTATGAATGTGACTGTCTTCACGAATGCCGACTTGTCGTAACCCTTACTGATAAGACCCGGCGTAAGCAACGGATCTATGATATGCCTGCATTGGTTATAAACTTCGTCTACGGAATCCCCCCAGTAAATATCTTCCGGTCGGTCGCCGTCCATGAAGCAATAGCGTATTACCCCGTCTCGCTCCGGAATAGGGTTACCGTTTTCATCAATCCACCAGTCTATGAATTTACGTACCCAGCTATCCGGATCAGGGTTACATGTGCCATAAAAACGGTTTCTTATACCGTAGGCATTACGGTTGTTGGTGATAAGGTATTTGAACTTCAGGTAATCAGAGTGAGTGATTTCGTCTATACCGATAAAGGCAAACTCTTTTCCCTGAAAACGCTTTACGAAGTCTTCGTAAGAATCCGCATAATAGGAAAACTTTAAAAAACCTCCGTTATAGAAGTTCCAAGTCATATCCGAGATAGAGCGGTTATACTTTCCGTATTGAGAAAAAAGCTCATAAGACTTGTTTACTATATTACTCAAGTCCTCTTTTTCGTTTCTCAGGATTACAGAAGCAAAATTCGGGTTATTTATATCTTTCAAGACCTCCATTAGCAAGGCCCAAGAATTATGGGTGACAATAAAATCCCTTGTTAGAAACAAACTGTCCGGATTGGTCACTGCAATACAGCAACACTCCTTCTTCCCTATCATCTCGTAGCCTATAATTCTTCTCGCATTGATGCTTATCCCGCCATTATAAGGTTTGCATCTTTCTTTTTTCCTTTTTACGCGAAACATCCTTTCGGCATCCGGGATTCTTATATAAAGAGTGTATGCGTCATTACATTGTATAAATTCTCCATTGCTATTTCTATACCCCGCGGTGCCTCTGCCAATCGTCGCCAATCCTCCCAAACTGTTGATAAGGAATTTTACATCTTCCGCAAGCTGTTTACTTATTGTAGTATAAGACAGGTGCCCTCTTTCATCAATAGTTCCGTCGGTATCCATTAAGCCCTGAACAAGCGCCCATCTTTCCTCCAGCGTCCCATATAAATACATGTCAGGAACGTGTTTATCTGCCGCACGCCCTGTTATATTCAATTTCTGAATCTCTGCGATAAGCTCTTTGTCGTTGATGCGCATGCGGTAGCAGCCTTTCTCAAACTCGCAAGAAGAATACCCTACTGATTTCTTGAACTCGCCAATGACTTCCTCGTCAGGATTAAATAAATAACAGCAGTTTTTACAGATTACACTATCGGCAATACATCCGTCCCCGATGAGTGCACCAATCAGATACGGACTGAATTTAGGCTTGAAATATTTTCCTTTGGTGAATCGAACGGGCTTGCACAACGGAACAGATAAATGGCGCGGCTGCTTCTTTCCCTTCTGCTTTTCCATGTGGTCTATAATCATTTGAGTAGTCCACACCCGCCATTCATCCTCTAAGGGGAGGTTATATAAAGCCCTTTTCTTTGAACAATGGTTAGATTGCTTGATATTCCATAAGTGATCTATGCAACAGTCGGCATAAGAACCGTCAACGAATTTAAGCCTTACGCACTCTTTAAATCCCTGATAGGAATTGTAAACAACCCTTTGCATTCCTCCGTCAAGACCAGTGATTATGTCGCCCGCTTTAATGTCTTGGATTTTTCTAAATCCGAACGGAGTACACACTAATTCATTGAATATCAGCGCTTTTCCGCCACCACGGTTTCCTCCAAATATAGTAATATCTGCCGGAGACGCAAGGAACTTTTCTTGACATCCTTTTTGGGCGATTATATTAAGCGGATTTCCATATTCACGCAGCTTTTCTATGTGCGCATAAGTAAATACACCTTCTCCATTTTTTGTATGTACAATTCCGTCGTATTCCATAAAAAAATAAGCCGTCGCATGCAACATGATTTTGCATACTCCGGCTTGATTCACAGCTCTATGAGTAATATATAGTGCAAATATACGATTTTTCATCTATTTTCTAAATTTTACCCTTAAAAATATGTCTATAATATTGTTTTTATAGAAAATAGGTGATATATTTGCATTATTAAATCATGTGATATGATAAAAATTGATGTCCAACTCGATGAAGAGTTACCTGATAGAAAAGGAAACTTCGCAATATGTCCGGTGTGTAAACAGAAAATAATGGACGTTGAGGAAGTTTGCGGAAGTTCTTCCATTAGGATTATATGCAGGAGATGCCGTAAATTTATGAGAGTTAGACTGACGAAGGAATAATAGTAATATTAGATATGCAAGCCAAAGAGCTTATTGACGCACAAAGCGTTGATAGGCTCTTTTTTTTATAACACAACTAAATAAAACACGATGGAGAAAGAACAAATCTTATCCGAATTAACGACAAGACTTGGACAAACCAGCCTTTCGTCACAGACATTAATGAAGTACATAGACCTTAACCCGTTAGAGGAAGGAAGTGAACCTGACGATACTTACTTCAACAAGGCTACCGGATTTCTGCAAGGGTTACAGGGACAGTACAATCATGATGTAGCAACACAAGTTGAGGATTTCAAGAAAAACTACAAACCTCAACCAATCCCGGACGATGCAAAAGACGAACCAAACGAGGGAACGCTTGCCGCCAAATTGAAAAAAATGGAAGAAGAGCTTTTGCAGCTAAAGGGGGAAAAAGAAGCGGAGAAAAGAGCCGCGTCAATCAACGAGTTAAAGGCCGAATCCAAAAGCCAGTTGAAATCTCAAATCGAGAATGGTGGTAAAAACATCTGCAACGATGAGATCCTCGGCATTGCCATTTCCGATGTGGAAATTACAGACGGAATGAAAGTGGAGGACATTGTAAACTGTGCTAAACGCAACTACGAGAAAAGATACAAGGCGATTTTCGGAGACGGAGCATCCCCGAGTATCAATCAGTTTGCGGAAACCGGAGAAGAGCAGGCAAAAAGCCGAAGAGAAGCCTTTAAGGAGTTAATGAAATCAAGAGGCAAGCTCCCGAAAACCAAATAACACATTTTAAAACAGACAAAAAAGATGAGACAATTAGGAACATTCAACACTATCGGTCAATTCCGGTCGGAATTTGGCGGTAATTTTCCTGTATGGTCGAGAGTTCGAGAACTGTATCAAGGAGGCGGTATGATTGATGTTGCCGGAATGGGATTAAACCCTGGCGATATTATACATGCTGGCACAATGGTTAAGTTCAACGGCCCCGGCAAACAGGTAGAGGTGATTACTGCGGAGGGAGTGACAGGTGTAAAAGCGGTAGTAACGCTGACTATCACCAACAAGGCTACCGCCAACGGAGATTTATCCTTTGTATTGGGGAGCAAAAGCTACTCAATCGCAGTAACAAGCGCTTCGGAAACAACCCCCGAACTGGTCGCTACAAAGATTGAAGGCGGCAAAGCCACTTTCACAGAGTGGGATGTGAAAAGAAGTGGCGCAGTGCTGACATTCACGCAAAAGACAGCTGCAATGGTTCCGGCCTACATGTTTATTCCCGGAAGCACCGGAGTAACAGGGACAATGGAACTTACCAAACAAGGTGCAACTGCAAGCGGAAACTTAAGTGACGTAAACGGCCTTGTATTTGAGGATGTATGCATCCCCGAAGGTTGCATTTCTGCAACATGTGCCGTAGTAAGAGCAGGCAGAATATACGCGGACCGCGTAGCGGGTGGCGGTATTCCTAAATCAGTAGAAGCACAATTACCTATGATTGAGTTTGTGCGCGAATCCAATGAATAAGAAAGGGGGATAATATGTACACAAGAAACAAAGAATTTTACGATATTGTAGGAAGAGGGCTTGCTGCTATGGGATATACCGGCAACAAACCGTTGGAGGCATGGATTAACGACATGTTTGCGGATAAGTATAACGCGGAACAGACTTTTGCCCAAATGGGTTTCCCGTTAAATCCTAACATTCCTCTGAATCCTACTTACGAACAGATTGAGGCAACAATTCGCCCGTACACGCTGGCTACCTACGTAGATATTGACAGTGACGGTGCTACCAAGTCAACCGACGGCCTTTCATTGCAAATGGGCGGACTGCCTACTTTCAAGCACGAGATTACGTTAAGCCGTAAAATCTTGCGTGAAAAGATGATGCTGATGGATGCTATCGGCAGTTCTACACCGGAAATAGAGGCTACAATCATGGAACTTCTGTTTAATGGAGTAGACAGCTTGCTTGGAGGTAACTATAACACGTTCCTTTATCAGAGAAACCAAGTCGTATCCAAAAAAGGAAACCTGATTATTGATGCGGCCAACAATCCCCTCGGCATCTCTTTATCAATAGACTTTGGTGTCCCCAAGAAGAACATTAAAGATTCTCATTGGTACAAGAAGGTTGACGCAACCGGAGTTGTCACACAGGAAGCAGCCGTAGGTACTACAATTGATCCTATCAAGGTGATGCGTGACGTTAACCGAGACAGCCGACAGAAAGACTTTGCGCCACAGGGACACTGGGAAGTAAGCAAGACCACATGGGACGACATCATCAGTCTGCCGTATTTCCGTCAGATGTACACAGTCGCCAACCGTCCGGACATTTCCGACAAAGACATGCAGCTTGCTTTTGCAAATCTCGTTCCTGACGAAGTAATCAAGGCGTTTATCGAAGCTCGTATCGGTGCCGAAATCAGAGTAATTGATTCTATCTCCGTAGTAGAAAGCTACGACAAGGATACGCAGAAAATCAACTACAAGACCTTGCAGAACTTTGAGGAAGGAGTTATGGCGTATGTCCCGAACGAAGATTTGGGAGACGTACAATGCGGACGTCCTATCTTCATGGAAACTCCGGGTGCACGTACAGCATTGTATGACGGCGGCCGTACTCTGATTCGCCAAGTATTTAACGACGAAACCATGACGCAGACTATCAAATCGGAAGTTACCGGATTGGTTGTTCCTAACAAGGTTCGTTGGTTCTACTACTTGAACGTTAAGGGTAAATAACCATGAAAGATTCTCTAAATACAACTACCGGCACAACCATTGAAGAATACCTTCGTGGCTGTGTCGGCTTCGAGGTTACAGACAACGCAATCAATACGATATTGATTGACAGAGGCATCACCTCCGGTTCTGATGTAACTACAATCGAAAAGCGTATCAAGGACTTATGCCGGGCAGATCTCTATATGTGGTGCGCGAGCACTCCGAGTGTAACGGGAAGTGTAGAGGATGCCAATGGTGTTTGGAAACATAAAGAAGGCGGTACAGAGAGTTCCGCTTATGACAAGCGCAATTTACGGCAAATGGCTAATGACATATATGCTTTGTATGGAGAGAATGTTAAGAAATCGTCTATTAAGATTGTCAACTTGGGTATGAACATGAACAAAAGGTGGCCTCTATGAAAGTAAACAATCCACGTTTTCCGCATACATGCAAGGCGTATCGTATTTCGGGGGAAACCTCGTTTGAAAATGGATCGGAAACAGTTCTGTATGAGGGAGAATGCAACAAGTATGGAAGCTCCTCTTTGAGAACATTTACGAAAAGCAACGTTATAAAAAGCGATTACGCCATAGATATTCCCGGACTTGTGAAGGGTATTATCGCGGGAGACCTTGTTGACGTTACCGACTACGGCGGAACCTTTGAAGCGTGTGTTGTAACTGATTGCTATCCTACGGAAATGGGGACAACGCTATATTTTAATCTGGCTAAAAATTAAGGTATGGAAGATAATACTAAAGTCTTAGAGGATGCGAAGAAGAAGATTAATTCTGTTATTGACAGCTATATGTTGGATAGGATAACGGAGATCGCCATTAAGCTTCTGCATGACGGAGTAGTATCAGCACAATACCATAATGTAACCGGAAATACGTTGACTTCATTGGCTGTCGGAATTTATTATAGAGGCGGGCTTTCCCGAATAATAACCGCTGTTGTCACACAAGGATTAAAGAACGCTACCCGCCCTAAATTGAGCAGAGGAGACGGACTTGGAGTGATAATGGTAAGAAGCTATGAAAACGGAAGGCTTATACCTATAAAAAAGTACAATCTGATTGATACCAACGGAGAATACGGATTAACCACATCTGTAAATTTCCTCAAGAATTATAGGTCTCCTCGTGATGTAATAGGGTTGGTAATGTGCACAGGTACTGAATATTCCAACTATTTGGAATCCAAGAAAGGACTGAATGTGCTTTCCGACACATACGATTATGCAGAGAGCATAGCTAAGATGACATTTAAACCGATGTAAGTTATGGGATACGAGCAGGATTTTAAATACAAAGACGCGCTTAAATCATTGTTTAATGCAGCAGCTGCGGTTAGTGATAACGTGTTTACCAATGACCGACCCGCTGCCGTTCCTAAGCAAATGGATAATTTCATAGTAGTATCACTACCGGGACAATTGACTTCCTCGACTTACGGATGCGGTTTCGGAAACGTACAAACATACTGCACCGTAGAGGTCTACGTGAGATTAAAGAAAAGCGGCGTTGAAGATTTAAATGTAATGGACGCCCTTGTTGGGAAAGTTCTTTCCTTGTTCCCGATTAGTGACAGTGTTATCACCGTCTCTAACCCAAAGCTGACATTGAAAGGTAATGACGGATTAGGGTTTAGCGCTACATTGATAAGGGCTGACCTTGTGATAAAATAAACATAAAATAAACGATTAAAACTTTTTATTATGGCAATGAAATCAAAACAAGAGTTGAAAGAAGTGTTTAGCGGTCTTTCTTCTATCATGCTGGTAAAGGGTGGTATTACTGACTTTGCAACAGTGGAGCCGGATTTTGACTTGCCCGTTACTGTGGATTCCCTGAACCTGTCCCAAGCAGAACCCACGTTGAACCGTACAAAGGTGCATGGACTTCAAGCGGACTGGGCTGTAACAAGTACAGCAGGTGACATTACATTTGCGGCTACCGTACCGAGTATAAGCGAGGATTTGGTTAGCTTCTTCCTCGGAGAAGCCAACAAGGTAGCAACTGCTTCCGTAAACGGACAAGAGTATTCCGGAATATCCGTAACTCTGAACAGCAAGAAGATTAATGCAGGCTTTGCGTTGTTGAGCGAAGACGGAGAGAAGTGTATATTGGTTAAGAAAATGGCTATCTACGCACGCCCGTTGTTCGAGAACGCATCCACCACTCCGTTTGCATTTGCGCTTAGTGGAACGATTGAAATTGAAGACGGTGCAGCGTCCACTGCTGCTTCTGACGACAATATCGCGTTCTTAACAAAAAAAGCCTCCTGACCGTAGCTCCTACTTCCCTGTCTTTCGTCAGCAGCGCTGATAATACAGGGAAGACCATTACAGCTACAACAGAAGAAAGCCCAGTATCTGCTTCATCAACAGAAACATGGTGCAAGACTTCCGTAAGCGGCAAAGTGGTAACGGTCAAGGTTGATGCAAATAATGGAGCATCTGTCAGAACTGCCATTGTGAACATTTCTACCGCAAGCAAAGCAGCAGCAGTAGAAGTTACACAGGCTGGTACTGGTACCTAATATTAATGGCGGTGAGCTTTATGCCGCCGCCTTTTCTTTTTACACCTCAAAACATTATGAACGACAAAACGATAACTCAACCTACTTCGGTAGAACAGGAAAGACTTGATGAAGTGCTTGAAAACAGCACAGACTATGTATCTCTTCGCGAAAAGGAGATTGGAATAAAGTGGCTTCACCGGGGAACGATAAGAAAGCTGACGCACACCTTTATATCATGCAAACAAGACGATGAGGTGACAGCCCGATGTGCTTCCCTTATAATCCTGAATAACTGGTGGAAAATAAGGCTTTTCCATTGGATACATTGGCGCATTCTGTGGAAGAAATATACAGACCAAGAACTGACAAGTGTCGTCGCTCTTGGTAAAAAAAAAGTGGAATTTCAGAGACTTCAATACTTGAACATTACCATGTTCTTGACAGGAATGAAGGACACAGTGATGACGATGACGAGAAAGGAAGCAGATCGTATCCTTCAAGAACTTCGGCAGGAGCAGCCTTTGCAAACGGAGAAAAACATCCCGAATTAACCCGCCCTCTCGTTCTCTTTTGGGGAATGGTGAATATCCCTAACTGGTACATGGACTGGGTGCTTACCAATGCTCTGTATGAGCTTCTTATATGCGATGCTCCTATTGTGGTGTACAATAATGACGATAAGGTAGACAAGGGAATGCACACTTCCAAAGAGATGAAAGAGCTGACAAGAAAATGGGAGGCAAAAAGGAAAGAGCAGGAAGCTAAAGGACAAAGAATATCTCTTAATGATTTTATAGTAAACGGCGTTAACGCTATTAAAAAGGACACAAAATAACAATCGACATGGCAGACCTCGGAAATTTGAATTTTGGGATTCACCTGAAAAATTATACAGAGCAAGAATACGAAGCTATCAAAAAAAAGCTCGTCAACATGCACGCAACCGTCAGCGCGAAAGTAGGATTGAAGGTTGATGTAAAAGAGATTGAGGATAAAGTAGATTCCTTGCTGAAAAACAAGACGTACAAGGTGAAGCTTGAGGTGGATAGTGAGAGTATCAAGAAGCTTACAGAAACCTTTAAAGGGCAAGGTGTGAATACAAGCGAATTAAGAGCCATGAGGGGTGTTTCTCAAATAATGCGTGCCGACGCTTACGCCAACTCTCAAAAGGCCCTTGAGCAGCTTAGAAACGCCCGTTTACAAGCAGCAAAAGCCGCAGATACGCATAATTCCGCTATGAAGCGGGCAAATACAACCATGTCTTCCCAGTCTCGAATAGCCGGAGAGTTAAGAAATCAAATCGCCAACGTGTATTCCATATATACAGTAGAGCGTTTTGTTAGGGGATTATATACCATTGGTGGGGAGTTCCAAAAACAACGCATCGCACTGACCTCTATTATCGGGGATAGCATGAAAGCTGAAACGATATTCAACCGCATCAAGGAGTTAGCGGTGGCTTCCCCGTTCCAGTTTAAGGAATTAGCGTCATACGCAAAACAGCTTTCTGCATATAGTATCCCCTACGAAGAGCTTTACGATACGACTAAGCGGCTTGCTGATATTTCCGCGGGTGTCGGTGTTGATATGGGACGTATCATATTGGCATACGGACAAGTTCGTAGTGCCGCGTTTCTTCGCGGGCAAGAGCTTAGACAGTTCACAGAAGCAGGCATTCCGTTAGTTGATGAGCTGGCGAAACGGTTTACCGTTCTTGAAAATAAAGTTGTCAGTGCTGGAGACGTATTCGATAAGATCAGCCGAAAAGAAGTCAGCTTTGGCATGGTGAAAGATGTTCTTTGGGAGTTAACCAATGAAGGCGGGAAATTCTACAACATGCAGGAAGCTCTCGCAGAAAGTCTTGCGGGTAAATGGAGTAACTTGCAAGATGCTTGGGATGTAATGATGGCAGACATTGCAGAGGGTAATAGCGGCGTCCTTTCTGATAGTTTGGAAATACTTACCAAGCTGATGAAACATTGGGAAACCGTTGCCGATATACTTGGCATGTTGGCGTTTGTATATGGTTCGTATAGAACTGCTGTTATGTTGACCAATGTCGCAACTAAGGGATTGCTGGTTGTGCAAAATGCGTTAAACGCTGCAATGAAAAAGAATCCAATAATTTGGATTATAACTCTTATCGGAACCGTAGTAGGAGCATTGGTTATGTTTCGAGAGGAAGTCAAAACTACAACAGAAGTTATTACAGATTTAAATAAGACTATTTCCGATACGAACGATAAGATGAAGGGGAACAAGGCTGTTGACGGACTTATAGACCGATACGAAACCCTTAGCCAAAAAGCCAACAAGAGCGCAGAAGAAAGCAGGGAATTAGGACGTATAACCAAGAACTTATCTAACACCTTCAAGGATGCAGTAACCCAAACAGACAAATACGGAGTAGCAATATCCCTTTCTGTTGAGAAGATGCGAAAACTTTCTCAAGAGCAAAAGGAATTGTACAAAAAACAATTTATCGGCACCATGGCAAATGCGCAAATACAAAAGCAGAGCGTAGACGTTGAAAGAGAAAGGCTTGCCGGGATTATCAGAGAGGGTGGATATAGAAGGTTTGACGAGACAGGAAGAGAACTATCCTTTGCCAAATATAAACCGGAGGATATTACTAAAGCAAGAAACAGACTGTTGGAACTTGAAAAGCAAAGTTTAGACTTGGCTAACATTATAGATACAGCCAGACAGTCTTATCATTCGATGAGCCAAATAGATATAAGTAAACCATTGACTGATTGGGAAAAGGAAGCAAACTTGCTCGCTGGAGATTTGAATGTCATAAAGCCTAAAGAGAGTGAATCGTATGAAGAATACATGAGCAGGTTATCTACTAATATAAGTGATTTAAAAAAGAAAATAGACAGCCTTAATCCGAATAATAAATTTTCAGAAAAACAATTAGCGTCCTATAACAAAGAACTTGATACGACAAGGAAAATATACGAAACGTTAGGCGGAAGAGAAAAATCAACAGATACAGCCAAAGACCCTATTGCCGAGCAATGGAAGAATCGTTCCGACCTCATAGAAAAAGCTATATCCAGCTACGAGAAATGGAGAAAAATAGAGGGGGAAGAATCGGCATCCCAAAGAGTAAAGAATATACCCGAATTTGCACCCGTATTTGATAGCAAGGGGGTAAATTTAGACTTGAGCGATCCGAGTAAGGCGTACAAGTATATCCAAAACCAGCTGGATCAAAGCAAGGAGAAGCAAAAAGATTTATATGTTTCTCTTGGCGTTAAGATAGACAAAGAGCAGATTGAAAACGCAAAAAAAGAAGCCGATAACGCCTTAAAGGAAATAGAGAAATATGTCTCTCAAGCCGGAGAGAAATGGGACTTGTATAAAAAGCTATTTGAAGCGACCGGAAACAAAGCACTTTCCATGAACATTGCTTTCGGTGAAAACATATCATTTGAAAGCATTGTTGAAGATTTCCGCAATCAGCTTGGAGATGCCCTAAAAAAGACAGGAAGCAAGCTTTCCATTACTGATGTCCTTGCCATGAAAGAGGATGACGTAAAGAAGCAATTCGGAGAAGGACAGATTTTAAAGCTGTATCAAGCAATAAGCGAGGAGGGCAAGAAAATGCGGTCTGAAAGCATTGAAAACCTTTCAGGCATGATAGAAGATTATAAAGACTATTCCCAAAAGATAGAAGATATTGAACGTAATCTTCAAAAAGATTTAGCGGATATTGAAAGCCAAAGAGGGCAATTAGGAGAAGAAGCCGCAAATAGACTTATAGAACAAAGAAAAAAGAAAGCAAGTGAGGATATTGCATCAATCGAATTTGAGCAATTCAAACAAGAAATAAACTGGGAACTCATATTTGGAGATTTAGATAGGGTATCTAAAAAATCACTTGAACAAGTCAAACAGCAGTTAAAGGAACTCAAGAACTCGAATGAGTATAAAAACATGGCTGTTGACCAAAAAAAAGTAGTTAATGAAGCCTTGAACAATATCCAAAGTACTATCATCGACAAGGGTGGATTGCTTGGTAATTTACCGGAACAATTGGATGAACTTCGTGTTGCGCAAGAAAAACTGAATGAAGCGCAAGAGGAATATAATAAATCCCTGCAAACGGGAACTAAAGCAGAGCAGGAAGAAGCATTAAAAAAGAGAAACATTGCTGCACAAGGCGTTCAGAATGCGCAAGTTAATGTAACAAAGAGCACTGATAAGACTAAGCAAAATTTAATAACGCTGTCTGACGCTATTACCCAGCTTGGAAGTTCGTCTGAAATGTCGTTATCGCAAATAGGTGGTCTTGCGTCCGGTCTTATTGACACACTCACAGAAGCAGGAAGCAAAATTGGTGGAATTGTGGGTGCGGTATTGTCTTTGCTTGATGCAATTGACAGGCAGGGGTTTGACAAATTTGTAGGAAATGTATTTAAAGGTGTATTTAACGCACTCGGAAGCATACAAGATACTCTCACATTTGGTTTGTTTTCTAAAATAACAAAATCAGGAGATAGTGACGAAAATCTCGAACGTGATATAGAATATCTTACGCAATCAAACGAAGACCTAAAAAACGCATTGGATAACCTTTCAGAGAAGATGGATAAGGCTTCTGTCACAGATGCCTCTGATATATATGAAGTGCAAAGGGAAAACATCTTAAAACAACAAGCTAACACATTGGAAGCTATGCAACGCAGTGCAGCAGCATATAGTAATGGCTTTTTAGGTATTGGCGGTTCCCACTCCACCAATAAGAAAATAAATGAAGGCATGTCTGCATCAGAATGGAAGAGGGTCAGTGATATTGTAGGAAAATCTGTGAGTAATGCAGGTCAGTTCTTCCAATTATCAAGCAAGCAAATGGCTAAGCTGGCAGAGGAGGATACGGCTTTGTATTCAAAAATAAAAAGCCTTGCTGATGATGGGTATAGGAATGCCGCTCAATACATGGATGAATACATCACTTATTATAAGCAGCTTGAAGAGCTTGAAAATACCTATAATGAGAAGCTCACCAATACCTCTTTTGACAATATAAGAAATGACTTTAAGAATGCCCTTCTTGATATGGAGTCTGATGCGGAAGATTTTGCAAATAATTTTGAAAAGATGATGCAAAATGCCATTGTAGAAAGTCTTATGACTAAAAAGTATGACAAGTTAATACAAGAGTGGTATGGAATGTTCGCCAAGGCAATGGAGAGTGGTGGTGGAATTGACAAACAAGAACAAGCTGACCTTCAAAACAAATGGGATAATATAGTAAACCAAGCATTAGCAGAAAGAGATGCCTTAAAAGAGGCAATGGGCTGGAAAGACAGTTCTTCATCTTCTGGACTGTCTAAAGGCATTCAAGGTGTAACAGAAGATACGGCAAACCTTTTAGGTTCATACCTGAATAGCATCCGACAGGACGTAAGCGTAAAACGTGCTCTTCTTGAAAAATTAGGAAATGAAATTTTTCCAAAGTACAACATTCTTGCAGAGCAACAACTAACGCAATTAAGAGCGATAGCTAATAATACACTTAGAACAGCCAATAGCAATGAAGCAATTCTAAATGAGGTTGCCGAGCTAAGGAATGAAATACATTCGGCTAAGCTGACGAAAGATAAGGGATTTTATTTTCGTTAATGTAAAACGTGGGGTGAATCAACCGGCCCCACGTTTAATGTTAATTAATCATTACATTTTATCATCTTAATATATAATGACATTTTGCTCTTAAAATCACTATTATTATCCCATTCTGAATATTCTTTAGCGTATTCATCAAGGCCTAATATAGTTTTTTCACCTGTTGAATAATACTCTTCATTGTGTACAACTCTCATTCCATTAATTAAAAGAAACGTGCGTTCTGAAAAACCGTTAGGTATTACAATCTTATCTTCTCCAAAATCTAAAATAATTTCATCCATACTATTACATGATTAATATTTATGCAAAGATAAAATAAAAAACAACATTACAAACAGTGTACCCAGAAAAAATAGAAGCCGATGGGGATGTCATGCAAAGAAAAAGCCAGATGTAGTGTCTGGCTTTATTGTTTTATCTAAATAATAGTCAATTTATAAGCTTGCAAGCCACTTCTTGCCTGACTTGGTTTTAAGCCAAAGTGCAAAACCTCCCCCTATTATACTCGTAAATATAAATAATATTGTCAATCCATCCATATTATCACAACCCTTTTATCCACTTTTTACCGGAGGGAGTTTCTGTATAAATCCAAAAGGCAACAGTTATTACTGTTATAAGCCCAAACCCATATAATGCAACCATAATATTTATCTTAAAATGTTATTACCTATTTTTGCAAATAATACCGTAAGTATAATTCCCATAGAAACAAGAACAATTAATAAAATGTTATCATAAAGTTCTTCTTTCACAAGGGTTATTGCCAATCCCAAAGATAATACAGTGAAAGAAACTTGCGCCAAATTAAAAAAGAATCCTGCAAGTTTTTCACGCCTTACCTTATCCTTTTCCTTGCCCTCTTTCTTCGCTTCTTGTTTTTCGCTCCAATTACTCATTATAGCGCTATTTGATATGCAAATATAAGAAAGATAGAACGAACAAGCAAATAAATAACCAATAAATCAGTTTTTTAACAATAGTAATTTTAGAAAGATAGAACGAAAATATGTAAGGCAAGAAAAGCAGAGAAAATTCCGATTGACCTGAGGCTGTGATAATCGAATTCATATTATACAAGGCTATCTCCCACTTTCTCTAAATACATATCAAATGGCCGATTTAAAGATTTAAACATATCTCCTGAAAAATAATGTTTTAAGATAACATGCAGAATATTGCCTTTCGACAGCTCTATGATATTCCATGATGATAATAACTTGCCATCATCTCCATAAAAACATATATGGTTTCCATCTATAATAAAAGGGTAACTCTTTTTCTTTGTTACTGTGGAGTCTGAATATGTCATATTAGAATTTATGACAACGGTTCGGATCGGTTTTACGTCTTTAAATTTCCATGTCCCACAAATTTCATCCATTGAAAAAGAAAGACCATCCCACGCCTCTAAGTCTATATTATCTATATTTGAAGTCAAACTATTACAGTGCTTGTATCTGGGCTCATATTCTTCTTCCAAATAAATGCTTTCTTGTTTTGCTTCCTCGATATTTTTTTGCGGCTCCTCTTCGATTACTTCAATTGTATCATATAATTCTTCGTCATACTTTTCCTCTTTTTCGTATTTTGGAAACGAACCCGCTTGCGGCTGAAAACCGTCATTGTTTCCTATTGATTTTTTTTTATCTTCATTAATATTACTTCCTTTTGTTTTTGCAATCGCAAACGTAACTCCTATCACAGCGGATATAATAACCAATGCCGGGTTAGTATTCCATACTATTATAACTAAAATTATTGTCAAAAGTATAAAACCTAAATGCATAATTAATTGTTTTTATCTAATGATGTTATTTTTAAAGTCTCTCTATATTGCTCGGCATTAGGCATTTGAATAAATTCCACAGCTTTTTCAAAATTTTCCCTTACTACTTTCTCTATCTCTTCCAAAGAGACTTTGAAAAACTCTTTCCTATTATTCACCATATTCACCTTTTTAGATTCAAAAGCGCGATGAAGCGCAGATTCTAATTTTGGCGCATCCTCTGAGAATATCATAGCGTGCACATCAAATTTAAAAGGAACAGATGCACTACCAAGTTCATCAACTCTATCCATAGGTTCAAGTCTACGGGTCATACCTATCTTATATACATTCTCTCCAAACGAACCAATATTAGAAATCACATATACATACCCAGCCTTTTTGTTTGCTTCTCTGTAATCCATTTCTTTAATTTCTCGGTCTAATTCATTCAATCTATCAGTAATAAACGCTTTCCTTTCGATTAAATGCTGCTTATCCTCTTCCGGTGCCCTTAACAATAATTCCTCCACTTGTATAGCCTGTTTATTATAATGCGACAATTCTTTAGCAACTTCCTTTCTGCGTATCTCTATTTCCTCCATGAGTTTGGCCTCCTCCCTCATTCTCTCCCTTATAGCACGTTGCTCATCTCTTTCTGCTTGTTTTTTCATGGCATATTCATAAGCAAGCCTTAATTCTTTTATTTTTAAATTTAAATATGATTGCGTAATGTGTATGCTCATTGGCTCATGCAACTTGTTTAAATCATCGTATGATTTCACGATCTTGTGAATATATGCTTCCGCATTATTAAACTTAACTTTGCTAATAAGCACATCGCATTCGTTATTAAAACTTCTAACGATTTGCTTAATATTCTTTTTTATTAAGACGATCCCTTTGGAATAGCTTCCATTAATGGCCCATTCCTTACTACATAATGCAGCATTCCCATTACGGATACAATCTTTTTGCTCTTCCCTTACGGATTCAAGTCTTTCTTTATATTTATCTGATGTTGCAAAATCATATACAGGTTCATACAATCCAAATTCTTGTAAAAGTATTACATCGTTCAGTTGTAATATTTCTGCTCTTTTTGTAGATATCTCATTCGACAGCAGGGCGCTTTCTTCTTTAAGCTTTTCTATCTCGCCTTCTATATTTAGAAATAGTTCTTTATTATTTTGTATATCAGATAATAATTTATTTTTTTCAGCTTCTATATTTGCAAATTTTTCATAGTTGGAGAATAAATCTTTTTTTTTATTAAATAAGCAAATTTCATTTCTAAGTTGTTCGCATTCATTTTCTTTAGATTGCATCCTCTCTTGGAGCCTATCATAGTCCCATTCTTTAGATTGCAGTTTTCCTTGCAGATCCAAAATAGAGGTATTCAGTTCTTGAATTTCCCTTAATTCCTTCTTCTTAAATAAATTGGAAATACTCATGTTCTAATATTTTGTTTAACAAAGGTCGTCATAATTAACCCACGTTGTTGTAATATACAGTATGTTATAAAACACATCCACCCTTTTATTATCCGCATCACTTGAGAAAAATCATCTATTTTCTATATATTTGCACAAAAACATAGAAAATACATGAAAGAAATTGATTTTCTAATAAGAAGTTTGCGCTTTCAAAGATTATATCTATCTTTGCGATGCGACAACTTTATTTACATAACAGCTATGTGGATTTTTTATATCCATACGGATATTTTTTTTAATAATATAATGGAGAAGTTACACTCGTGTCTTTATTTGCCGCATAGCAGTAAAGAGGTTGTCGCAGACTTAGGGTGTACTTCTCCTTTTTTATAAACAAATAATTTCATTTCATGCGACAACCAAATGAAATCTATTTGAACGGGAATAATAGTACCGTACAAATTGCGTCCGCTCACGAGACGAGCAAGACTTTCTCTTATAATGGAAACGAGGTACTTTTTGACATCAAAGATGATGTTATGGTTAACGCCACACAGCTTGCTAAAATATACGGGAAGCGTCCTAATGATTATCTATCCTTACCTGCTACAAATCAATTAATTAGTGCCATTACAAGAAAATATGGTATTGCTGAAAATCAATTAGTTAGAACAGAAAGAGGTGGAATGGCTCCCGGTACTTGGATGCATAGATTAATAGTAGTTGATTTCTGCCAATGGTTAGACATTGATTTAAAGTTGTGGTGTACTGAAAAACTTGATGAGCTGATGCGGTACGGCATGACCGCCACGCAGCCAACTTTGGAGCAGATGATAAACAACCCCGATCTTGTTATCAGCCTTGCCACACAGTTAAAAAATGAGCGTGAGGAAAAGGCGAGATTAGAACAAGAAAAGAAGCAGCTTGAAGAGAAGAACGCCAAACTAAAACCCAAAGCCGACTTTGCCGAAGCCGCTTTCAAAGCAGAGGGCAAAGTAGACATAGGCCAAGCCGCAAAGATTCTCAACCTCGGTTTCGGGAGAAACACCCTTTTCAAAAAGTTAAAGGAAGTGGGCGTATTCTTTAAAGACAGGAACGAACCGAAGCAAAAGTACATTGACGCCGGGTATTTTGAAATGACGCTGTTACCGCCTATACACAGAGACAGCCACCCCGACATATTATATCAAAAGGTACTTTGTAAGCCCAAAGGACTTGCTTATATCAATCAGTTGTTCGGTGGGAAACCTTCTGACAGAAAGATTTCACCTATAAAATAGTATAGCGCAACAACACATATTTGCGTAGTATTTAGTAAATTTGCAGAAAACGAGCAGGTTATGGAGCGAATAAGACTTACAAAGGAGGAAAAGCAAGCATTTAGGATTGTTTCGGAATTTGGCGGAGAATGTCCTGTTACATATCCGAAGCATGTATTTGCCGCATCTGTTCGCTCCATTGAAAGAAAAGGGTTGGTAAAGGCTTCTTATTTGGTTGGCGGTCAAGTGTGGAGTGTCAAACTCACCGAAGAGGGAAAGCATTACCTTGCCGTTAATCCAAACTTGCATAATCCTGTTAATTGGAATTTAATACTTTCCGTCATAGGTATTATTATATCTATTATAGCCTTATTCGTAAGCTGCATGAGGAAATACTAATCGCGCTATTTAATAAATTAGCAGTCGGTTCAAATGCCCGATAGCCATAACTATACCCTATTATTAATATCTAAACAAATATTTCATCATGGAAGAAAAAATATACGAATTGCAGAAAGAGAATGTTTTCCTTGCGAGACAATTATTGCGCCTGTCCGAAGATTTACAGATGGCGCACGAAAGAATAGATGAGCTTGAAAAGACGCTGAAAGGGAAACGCATGATAAATCCATACATGAAAATAGTTACTCCGGGCAAATGAAATTTATATGGCCGGATAGTATTGGCTATTAATCATAAGCAGAAACGATAAAAATCATCTATTTTCTATGTTTTTGTATTGATTATTTAGAATATATTCTATATATTTGCATCAACATTGAACAAGCCAAAGAGCTGATTAACGGTATTCCCGTTAGTTGGCTCTTTTTGTTTTTTTACAACACAAACTCAAGATAACACATGGCAAAGCTTTACAGTATCTATTTTCAAAAGAGTAAGCCGGGAAGTCCTGTTATTGATACAAAGTCCCAATGGGGAGTTGTGTGCAAGGACTTTCCGTTTGCTGTTTACGGAGAAACTAAAGAATTGCCGAAGAGAGACTGGAAAGACGAGGACGGAGAGGATACATTTATCCCTGATAGACTTTACATGCAAGCCTACGATATTGATGTGGAATTTGCATACAAGGGAGAAATGGATACAGCCAATGAAAAGGTGATTGGCTTTTTGGATTACCTTTCCGGCAAAGACAATTCCGGTGCAGAGCTTAAGGTTTACGATACCTACACCAAGATAGGCAGGCAGGGTGTCTACTACAAATCCGTAGAACCGGATCTTTTCGTTCGCAAGACTGACGAGGGAGATGTGTTGACATTCAGTGTTACATTCCGGGTTACTGACCCTCAAACTCAAATAACACTTTCGATCTAATGGGACGGTTTACAGTATATAGCAAGGACGGACAAACAGTCAGATGTGTACTGGATAAGCTGGAGTACACCGGGGTTTTCATGGCGGAACGCGCGTGCACATCAACTTTTATATCTGATGCCAAAATAAACTTTGACGTATTTGATTACATAGATTATAGAGGAGAACGGTTTGAACTGGAGCTTCTTCCTACGGTAAAGAAAATATCAAAGCATCAATACAGTTATGACCTTAATTTCGTTTCTCTGAAATACGAGCTTGAAAGGTGCATGATGCGTAATATTGTTCCCAGCGACAACGGAATAGTCTACCCTACTCCTTTAGTTGTTGAGTTTACCGGAACGGTCAAGTATCTTGCAGAAAGGATACAAGCGTGTTTGGACGCCATGTACGGGAAAGGTATATGGAACATAACCCTTGCAGATGGCGTAGACAGCGAGGAAAAGAACATCTCCATGAGTAACCAAAACTGCTGGAGCGCTCTTTCTCTTGTAAACACAGAATACAAGCTGAATTATTTCGTAAAAGGAAGAAGCGTTACCATTGGCGGTGCGGAACCGGTAGTGAATAATGTTTTTGAATACGGCAAAGGTAAGGGATTATATGAGATTGAACGAATATCTGATGCAGACACAGGAATTGTAACTAAGTTACGAGCCTATGGCGGTACAAGAAACCTTGATTACAGTTATCCGAAAAAGCCTGAATGGACTGACAGTGTTCTCCCCGCCAACTACGCCTTATCTCCTCTTCGTCTTATGCTGCCAAGTTTTAAGACTGACGGAGTTACCGACTTTGTGCTGGCTTCGGAAGAGGCAATAGCCAAATACGGGATTCGCGAGGGCGTGATGACCTATGACGATATTTATCCCTCTATCACAGGGATGAAGAACTCTGCTGGACAGGCTATTGACGAGATAAAGAGTGTTGACGCAATAACAAGTGAAACGCAACCCACTTTTACGGTACAGCTTTATGACTTGGGATTTGACTTAAACGAAAGCCTTACAACTGACGAAGCGCAACTCTCTATGAAGAGTGGTGCATTGCAGGGATATGCCTTTACTATCACAAAAATAGTCAGAGCTTCGGACGGTAGCTATACGCTTACTCTTGGAAGAAACACCCTTGAAGAAGCGGATACAGATAATTTCACCGTTCCTAACAAGGACTGGAATATGAAAGCCGGGGACAAGTTTGTTCTTCTGAACATACTTATGCCACAAGAATATATTCGTGCTGCCGAAAACAGGTTATTGGAAAGGGCTAAAGAATATATTGCCAAATACAGCAGTACAAACTACTCTTACAATATAGGCGTTGACGAAATTTTCATGGCAAGAAACGCTAACTTCTATAATGAAATAATGGAAGGTAAGCGGCTTACTGTGAATGACCCCGAAATGGGGATAGACCATGAGAACGTGATAATACAGTCTCTCTCTATAAAAGAGGGAGAAGGGTTGATACCGACATTTGAAGTAACTCTTAATAATGAGCCAAGCGCAAGCACCCTTGAAAGAATACAAGGACAGATTAGCGAGATTGAAACATCTGTAAATAATAAGTTTTCATCACAAAGCGAACTAAGCAAACAATATAGAAAGAAGCTTGACAAAGTCGTTTGGGACAGAAATCTTGAAGAGAGGGTTGACGATAACGGAAAGGAATACTTGTTCTTAACCAAACCGTTGATTACCGCCTACGGAGTAACCATGTACTCAGGCGCAGACGTTCAAGTCCCTTCAATCTACGAAGGTCTTCCAATAGACGGTGTGACAATACAGTGGGTTGACGGAAAGCTTGTCGCAACAGGTGGAAAGGGTACTGCCAATGGTATAGTGGTTAACGGTAATACTTACACTCCTAATGAGGACGGAATAATCACCTTGCCTAATTATCCGACTTCGCTTGAATGGGACAACATATCAGGAAAGCCCAGCTGGATAGGTAGTACAAAGCCCTATTACTCATGGGATGAAATTGGAGGTAAACCTGAATGGATAGAAGATACTAAACCAACCTATGATTTCAGCGAAATACAGAATAAGCCTACCACTCTTGCAGGTTATGGCATCACAGACGCCTACACCAAAAACGACATAACCGAACTATTAACCGATTACGTAACCAAATCAGGTGCACAGGATATTACAGGTATCAAGTCATTCATAAACGGCTTAAATATCGGTGATATACTTGTGAAGAAGCATTCTGACGGAGTGGTTGAGTTAGACGGTGATTTGATTTTGACAGGTAGTCTTACCATGTTTGCACAAGGCAGTCATACGGCATCAACCATTCTTGATGCGCTTCCGATTGACAATACCACATTATCCAAAGAGGGTGGTGTATTAAGCGTAATAGGCGGTGTTGGAGGTGGCTCGGTAGACGGGATTATACTTAACGGAACAACCTATTCCCCGAACGAGGAAACAAAGCTTATTACATTGCCGAATTACCCCACCACATTGCCAGCAAGTGACGTATATTCTTGGGCCAAGCAGCCGAACAAGCCGAGTTATTCGTTTGGTGAGTTGTCCTCTCATCCTACTACTCTAAGCGGCTATGGGATTACGGATGCGGTAACAATTGACACACATCAACAAATATACGGAACTAAGGAATTTAGACAGACAGTATTTATTGATACACAGTCTGACGTAAAGCTAATAATGAGGGATGATGATAATCACGCCTTAATTGGAGCAGCTAATAGCAAAGGATCAGTATTATCAAGACTTGGATATTATGGTGATAGGTGGGGAATTGACGGATATAAAATACTTACTACAAATAACTATTCTGCCGAACTGGATAACCGCTACGTCAACAAGATCGGGGATGCGATGACAGGAAATTTGGTTTTCGCTCACACATCAGAACGTCCCTCATATTCAGGCTCAATAGGTATAACATTCAGAGAACAAATAGCAAATGGGCAAGGTGTTAAGCTGGTATATAATGATTATGATAATTATCGTGCTCCAGCAGGTCTAATTCTTGTCGGAGAACAAGGGGGAGAATATTTTGAAGCTCCCGCAATATATCAAAATGGGTATAAAGTTTGGGATGCCGGCAACAAGCGAGACATGTTCTCAAGCATGAATGAAGCCTTTACCACATGGGGAAACGAGCAGGTAATCAATGTCGAAGGAGATGCAAACACATACTATCCGGTGGTTATTACAATAGATGGCACAAAAACATGGAACAGTAGAATTAGCATATATAAAAACTTAGGAAGCAGAACACCTTCTTATCCGGGAAATCATAATGATGGCACTTCATCCATGTGGGCCATGTACGAAGGACGTTATCATGGTTGGGACGGAAACAGCGGATATATCGTTACAAAATATGTCAGGCAGCCATACGCCAACCTGATATCAAAAGCTGAACATGCTGGTAATGCTGCTGGTAAGCTTGTTGTGTATCTAAGAGGTGGCGGATGCGAATATAGGGTATGCACTGATTATCGTGCTGGCGTAAGTGTGTATTACGAAAGAACGGAAATTAGCGGTTATATTGATTATCCTGTCTATGTAGAGCCGACCACGTCCGTAGGTAATCAAGGGGTATTAAACACCACAGGTTATGATTACATAGTCGACAAGGCCGTTAGATTGGAGACCCCTCGCTATATATTCAGTAAGCCTTTTGACGGAACAAACAATGTAACAGGAGGAGCTAAGTTTAATAGTATCTGCATTGAGATAGATAACAACGGAAATGATAGCAGAAGAATTAATGAAATAAATAATTATAACGAGCATCTGTACTTACAGTATAATTCTCCTAATAACTTAATTTGCTGTACGGGTGGCGGCAACGTCGGCATAGGCACTACATCGCCAAGTTATAAGCTTCATGTAGATGGAGATATTGGGGTAATCGGAAATGTGACAGCAGACGGAACTATCTACTTCCAAGGTCTTTCAGGCGGCAACGAGCGCAATTTGCTATACCAGCAAATGGCGGATAACGATATGTTCCGTATCAGGTGCGGTGGCCCGTCAAATCAAGGCTGGGTAGAGATTGCAACAGCGGATGACGGCACAGAGCCTATCTATGTAAGGCAATACACAGGTGTGTTTGCGTCGATTACAAGAACTTTAACGCTGCTGGATGGAAGTGGCAATACTATTTGCCCGGGTAATCTTCTCACCTATGGCGGAATAACCATGTACTCCGACTTAAGAAAGAAGAACGTCCTGAACAGCATCATCGTACCTCTTGACGTAATGGCAAATGCTGACCTTTTCGATTACACTTTCAAGACAGATGAAAAATGCAAGGTCAGAGCAGGAACGAGCGCCCAGTATTGGGACGTGTTTCTTCCACAGGTGACAGACACAGACAATGAGGGCTTCTTCACAATGAGTTATGATGTGCTTGCAACTACATGCGTACTGTCTATGGCCAAGCATTTCCAAAGATTTTTGATAGAGGATTTTGGCAGACACGAAACAGAGATAGAAAGATTAAAACGCGAGAATGAGGATATGAAAAACCGTATTATCGAACTGGAAAGGAGGGCAGCATAATGGCAGTGTATAATATATTACCGAGTACAAACCTTAAAACAGAGGATATACGCGATACGCTTAATGCAAACGGAGGGAGTGTTTCCAATGACTGCTTAACGTTCTTTACAGATACTGCTAATATTAGGATATGGGCGAAGTATAAGCCTATAAATTACGCAAAAAACTTCGACTTGACGGATGCAGAGAGGGCGATCAAGAACTATGGCATCGGAAACATACCATGGCAAACCGAGTTCGGCGCTTGCAAGGCATTCATCGACAGGACAAGTGCGGAACTTTCAGCATACTACACGTATGATAGGCCAACTGGTGGCGCTTCCTCACCTTACAGGTTAGATGATTTCAGGGGCTATGACGGGACTGCGGACGCACCTATATATCCGTCCAGCAAAACAAACTTAACAATGGGCGGAAACAATACATGGGTAGCGGTATATGTCAATCTGAGAGGAAAGAGTTCACATCCAAATTGGCTGAACATATCCTATCTTGACAATAGAGACCCGTACGGAACATTGATTCTGTCAGCAGACAACTGCTATCTCGGAGTAATCCTTAAAGGGGATAACGGAACATTCTATGCTATCGAACAGGTAAAAGTCCATACCCATACAGAGGGTGGAGACCACGAGACCGCTATTACTATCAATGATAGGAACTGTTATGGAACTTATAAGTTAATGCCGTTTCTCATTGAATCGAGTTCGCTTCCAAATCCTGACGGGAACGGTTATCAAACGGTAAAGTGTCTTCCGCTTACAATGTCTATCTCGACAGTCACCATAGTTAAGCAGGCAGCACAGTTGGTGGTTACCGCCAACTATGCGAGAGCAGACTATGGTAACGGATACAGGCTATATTTAACCAGTATCGTAATCAAGAACAATGGCAATATTAGTACAAGTGTTTCAGGCCTTAGATGTTCCTTTAGTGGAAGCAACATGACTAATGTCTCGAATGTATCAATATGGAATGTCGGCTCAACCAGTATATCAATTGCACCCGGTGAGACAAAGACGATTACCTCATTTACTAACAACAATTTCTACACCACTACCAAGACGAATGTGTATGGCTATTGGTATTTGTATGTTTCATATACAGGAAATGAGATAACTAAATCACTGAATATAAGCAACACACCGCCAGCAAGCGGTTCGTTTTAAGACGTATTATTAACTTAATAATAGACCATGAAACAGTTCAAATCATTATCAGACAAGCGGCTTATCATTGAAGCCGAGGTAAACGGAAAGAAAGGTTTCTTCCTTATCGATACAGGTGCGAGTGTTGGGCTTATTGCCGAGGACAAGGTAAAGAAGTTCGACATCGTGAGAGGACGCAAATACCCCGGCTCTCTTGTTGGCGCTGGCGGTGAAATGGAAGATGTGTATTACTGCAATACGCTTGTGCGGTTTGGTGGGAAAGATATTCCGCAGTTCCTCATTACCGACATATCAGGCGTGAGAAACAGCATAGAGCGTGAGACCGGGATAGAGATATTGGGAATAATCGGCCTTTCCCAAATGAAAATCGCATCGATGCAAGTTGATGCAAATGACAATATGATAACAATAGAATAGTAAACCAATAAAAAACAAAAGTTATGAGTACATCAACAACCGCTGCTGAAAAAGTGGCTTATGAAAAGTTAGTGAGAGCAACAGTAAGAGTGAATAACTCCGTAGACGAATCTAAGGTCTATGACATTGAGGCGGATGCCGAGATAAACAACGGTATTGTAGGTAACATCAATTCAGGCACAGTGAAGAAAGACGGCTCACAGGTGGCTACTTTCAACAGTTACGGCAACGAGAACCTGAGCATCAACCATAACGTGGGAGACAAGCAGGAGCAGTGTAATATCACCGCGGCCGTCAACACCTTTATCGCTGACACGAAAGCCAAGATAGCTACTGCACAGCCTGTTTCATTATAATTGTACAAACATTAAAAGAATAATAAAATGAGCGAAAATAAAAAATCAAAAAAGGAAATGACAACGAATACCGTTCTGTCGGTATATAAGCTCCTTAATGATAGCAAACTTACCAAAATGGAAGATAAGGATAAGTTCATTGTGATTAAGGCAGTAAGAAAGCTCAAACCTATTGCGGCCGACTTTGACGATTTTCAGAAAGACGCGCAGGAAAAACTAAAGGGGGAAAACTTCGAGGAGATGCAGAAGAAAGCCCAGCAATGGCAAAAGGATGGCGATAAAACCACTTTGGCAGAAAATGAGCGTAGGGAAATCAACAAGTTCTTCAACGAATACTACAAGAAGTTGGAAGAGTGCCTGAAAGAAGAAACGGAAAGAAAGCATGAATTGGAATATGAAAAACTATCAGAAGATGCTTTCGGTAAATTCATCTCCAGCAATGACTTCAAGGTAGATGATATAATCAAAATCCAAGAAGTAATGGTTCAGTAATCAGAAAGGGGTTGTGTCATGAAAAAGGTCGGATTTGAAATTTCAACAACAGAAGGATTAAATCCCGGAAATAAGGATGAATATACGGCAAAATATATATGGAATGGAATTGTTGACAGATGTAGAAGAAAAAGATTTAACAATAGAAACTATTGTTATGCAAATGTAAGCATGTGCGATGAATGGTCGAATTTTAATAATTTCAAAGAATGGTTTGAAAAACAAGAATATTATTTTTCCGGTTACCAAATAGATAAAGATATTCTTGTAAAAGGAAACAAAATATATTCACCATCTACATGCTGTTTCGTTCCAATGTTTATCAACAGCGTATTTACCAATTCTCGTAGAAATAGGGGAAAGTATCCTATTGGCGTTAGCTATATAAAAGGAAAGTTCATGTCTACTATAAGAGAAACAGTTGACGGGAAAAGGGTTAAATTGTATTTAGGTCTATATAACAACCCAATAGACGCTTTCGAAGCCTATAAAAAAGAAAAGGAGTCGTATATAAAAAGAGTAGCAGAGCAATACAAAAAAGTGATAGCTCCTTCTGTATATAACGCAATGTATAATTATAAAGTATTGATAGATGACTAAAGTTGATTTATTAATAAAGGGTAACTTGCTGATTTACAGCAATATATCGGGGGGGGGATTCCCTAATTTGTTATGCAGATGAAAGCCTATATGAAGCGGACAGGGTCGTACATGGAGACTACGAGATTGACGGTGACAGTGATATGTCTATTGCTGTTACTGGTGGTATCACCATTATACGGAAGGAGGTATGATATGGCTATTGTACCTGATTCCAATGTCAACCTTGCAGGTAACATACGTGACGTACTGAACTCTGCCGGGGGAAGTGTCACTAACGAGGTGATAACATTCTTCCAAACGAGGGCTAACATCAACAAGTGGGCCAAATACAAACCTTACCGAAAGGCAACAAACTTCAACCTTGATTATAGCACAGACCCTACACGTGCGGACGGGTGTATGTGGGGAATGGTTACCCCAACATTGAAGGCGGGATATGTGTATTTCAATAAAATGGCTTATGAAATTACCACAAACCCTTCTCAAGCAAATTACCCCAACTGGGAATATCAGCTTCCGAGAGGCGGACAGGGTGAGCCTTACCGACTTGGTGATTTCAAAGGGTACAATACCGCGGCTGTCCAGCCGTTTACAACAGGCATAACTAATTATAAGTCGGAACTGAATATGTTTGATGAAGATAGCTTCACTGCTTTTTGCATGATAAATTCGGGGTCCGATTTTAATTTCAGGGACTTTTTTACGACATCTTCCGGATATAGGTTTGTTGTTGAATGCTACTTGGAAACGGGTATGCCTTTTTATGTAATGGACGCTCCGACTTACAAACAAATATCAGGGCAAGATATTGCAAACGTTACCGACTGGGCAGAATATATAAAGATCCAGCTTTCGCAGATAATGCAGAATACAAGCCAGCTTGTCGGGCGGTCGCTGTATGTATGTATGGGTGTTCAGAAAATAAGCTCAAGTGGAAGTGCCGAGGGCGGAACGGGCATTGTAGCTCCATGGAATGGCAGCGATACTCCGTTTTTCAAAAGGATTAGCATAGTAAACTATTTCAGCCGCCGGGCAAGCCTTACCTATGTGGCGTTTACGTTGGTTAATCCTACTTGGTATTCAAGAGACAGCGACCTTACTTTCTCTTTTTCAGGCACAAGATATTTTTGTGTAAGGATGAAGATAGAGCGTAAGGCGAAGGGAATGTACATTATTCCTGAAAACTCATCGTTCACGCCTTCTTCAGGAGAAGGGACCATAAAAATAAGATGCTCTGTTGTGGCCGGAACATATCAAAGCAGCCAGTTCGGACAACCCGCAAATAGTTCTTTGCAGAATATCAGTCAGATATATATAGAGCCTTCTTCAACCGAGGGACAGTATCAGGAGTTCTATTTGGTTTTCAGCAGCCTGTTAAGGTCCGGCACCGCTTCTTATTTGGTCTTTGAGGCTACCTCTGACAATAAAGGTTCATTCGTAACTATGGATGTTCAGACAGTGAATATAACTTGCAGATAGTACGATGAAACAGATAAGCAAATTCCCCGTTCCACTCTCACGAGCCAAACGGGGATGCAGTAGTTAGTTCTGATACTATGAATGATACAAATATATAAATAATTTCAAACAAGAAAAAGAAATGGATTAGATTAACGAAAAAGTATGTGGATAAAACCCGCCATGTTCTCACGAATAAGGCGGGCAAGGCAGACCATTTAATACGAACAGTAATCTTGATACTAAAGTCTGCCTGATTAATAAAATTTACGCTTACAGTTTGTACGTACACAAAGATAGGAAGAAATTTAAACATAACGATAAAATGAAAGAAAACATTATTACCCAAAGCATACCGGGTGGATTCGCGGTAATAGCAAGCAGCTTTATTATACAGTCATTGGAGCACATGATACCTTGGCTGATAGTATCATTTTCAGTTATCATCTGCGATTTGGCGTTTGGAGTTAGGAAGAGTTTATTAATGAATGAGGAAGTACGTTTCTCCGGAGCCATACGCCGTACTATGGGTAAAATGGTAACTTACTTTGCCTTTGTCTGCATGGTTGTGATGATAAACATTGCTTCCGGAGACAAGTGGAACATTGATATATATTCCTGTCTCTTTGTGTGCTTTATAGAGTTTTGTTCTATTGTAAGCAACATATTAAAGCCTAAAGGGTATGATTTCAATGTATTAAAGGCTTTGGGCATATTCTGCAAAAAGGTTTTTAATGTTGATAAGGAAGATGTTAGTGAGATAATAACGAAAGATAAGGAGGAAAAGAAATGAATATTAAAGATTACTTCGACATTCAGGAACTTGTATGCAGGCACGTGTACGAGAAGTTCGGTTATAACGCTTGGCAGTTCTTCGATAACCGCCTGTTGGAAACACTGCTTGTTATCAGGGAGAAACTTGGCAAGCCTATCTATGTGAATAATTGGCAGGTAGGCGGTAATGTGACACAACGAGGGTTAAGATGCAATGTCTGCCAGCTTGTTGCAGAAAAAACAAGGCTTGAGAAAGTGTACGTATCGGCACACATACAAGGTACGGGCATTGATTTCGATGTAAAGGACATGACGGCTCTTGAGGTCCGCAACTGGATTAAGGCAAACCAAATACTTCTTCCGTATCCCATAAGGCTGGAGCAGGATGTTACGTGGGTGCATCTTGATATGCGTAATGACGGGACAAAGGGTAAAGTCGTATATTTCAAAGGATAATTATTAACAATTAAATAAAAGCATTATGGCAGCAACAGATTTATCATTCAGCAAAAACGAGGAAAACAAGTACGTAGCATCTTTCGTATCCGAGGGCCCTGTTACCATACAGGTGAAGAGACAAGAAGCAGGTGCGCTAAATATCTATGCCAACATTGACGGCATGGATGCAATCTACGTAGGCGGCTATGGCCCGTACAACGGTAGTGCCAACTTGATTTTCAATGTAGATGTCCCGGCAGGGGTTAATGTGTCGGTTAAATCGTTTACGGAAGTATTGGAAGCTAAAAAAATAGGGCAATGAATAATATCGAACTAAACAAAGTCGCAATTCAGAGCATCGGCATTGACACCATACGTCTGCCGGGTGTCGGTTCTGCAAGCGCTAAGGGTTCGGGGAGTTTGTTTCACAAGTCCCTTGTTGACGCTTGGTTTATGTCAGGATACAGCAATGATAATCCTCCTGATTCAATAAGTGGTTACAAGGGGCATGAACTTGTACTGAAGAACTTTGCGTTTACTCCTAATAGCGGATTTGGTGGAAGCGGACAACACAGTGGCGGAACTGACGGCAAAAAAGCGGCTTCTTCTTATGAAGGCTCTCTTGTATTCGATGGTGTAGATGATTATGCTGTATGTGACAATATACCGATACTAACGGATTATACAGTGATATGCAGGAGACAAATTTGGGATAAACAAGATGATGCAGATTGGGTGTTAGCTTCTAAAAGTATGTCCTATGGAAACGGCGCTTTCATTTTTGAATTTAGAGATAATAAACGTGATGTAATTAGATCGTATGGGGATACAACTTTCGTATCAATGAAAAGATCTGATTCGGTATCATATCAAACGGCCACATCTTATAATGGAACTGACGTATTGAAAGGAGCGGGAATAGACAGTAGTGTATTGCATTTAGGAAATGTTAGACCTAACGATACTCGTTATTTGCATGGTGCTATCTACTACTTTGCCCTCTACGATAAATCTCTCACTCCTGATGAAATAGAGCAAGAGAAGATAAAGTTAAATGAAATTTGGACTAAAAGATTAAACGGATGAAATATGTAATTGTAACAGTAGAATGGTGTTTGCAAAAGGGAATAGTAGTACCTGAGCATGCGCGTAAGAGTGTGAACAGAAGTAAGGTTATTCTTCATTATGACTTCGTGTCCCCTGTGTTAACTGACGAGGATGAACTAACGGTTTACGAACACAATAGTAGGGAACTTGGTAGCATCCTGAATAGCAGGGAGTGGAAAAATGAAGATTCCTCTATTTCGTAATTTATAAACTATTTGCCATGAAAGAACTAAGAAATCTATTGTTTTGGGCGTCTGTTGGATTGCTGGCTATGCTGCTGGTGTTCGTGTTTGCTTCGTGCCGAACGAGGACGGTTTACGTGCCTGTTGAAACAAAAGTGCTTGACAGTATAGTCTACCACGATACAACGTTTCAGGAGAAGCTGATACCTTACAAAGACAGCGTATCTACCCGCGATACTGTGTCATTCCTGCATAACCCGTATGCTTATAGTTATGCGTCTTGGAATAAGGGGATATTGAACCACTCATTAGGCATCTATCCCCAATCTACGGTGACGGTCAAGATACCTTACTTCATTGAAAAGATAAGAAGAATTGAAGTGCCAAAGCCTTATCCTGTGGAAAGGAAACTATCATGGTGGGAACGGTTTAAAATCAATTACGGAGGTGCGAGCATGATGCTAAACATTGCATGTGTTGCATTGGCCGTTATTTGGCTTGCCATAAGGATGAAAAAGAAATAAGTGTAGAAGTTGGCTTTAGCTGACACTCTTTCGGGGCTTAGAGTAGAAAGAAAGCCCCTATCTCTTGTTCTCTGTCTGCGAAACGAACACAAGAGACAACAATCACAATCCGAGTTGTTACGAGGCTTTCGAGTTTAATAACGCCGGGTTGTGATTTTTGTTTTTAATAATTACATGTTTTAAAGCAGAATAATATGAAAACAGGAGATTTGTATCAGATTATGATGTCTACGGTATGCAGGCATACAGGGGTTGGAGAATTGGAACTGATAGACAGTAAAAAAGAAGAATGCGTAGACGCGCGCTATCTTTTGGTGTACTTCCTATCGCAGTTTTTAACGGACGAGGAAATATCCCGTCAAACAAAGATACCCCGTCAGTCGGTAAACAGGATACGAAACCATTTCGATGTAAAAATAAACAAGTGGAGCGTAAAAAACTGCCTGCACGAAATTAGCTCCGAACTTGCCCATAACCCGCTCGTTTCTTCTATAATAGCACATTGATTCTGTCGTCCTTTGTCATGCAGCCTACATCGGGCTGCCTTGAAACAATAAATATTTTATGACTATGACAGCAGAAGATTTAATGGCAATGAAAGCCATGTCCGACGGAACCGACATGAGTTCCTACGAGCACTTCATGGTGGCTGAAAAAACAGCAAAGAGACCCAGCGGAACATCAATTGCAGCTATTACTATCGGTAGTGCAGCCTTGTTGACTGGCATCGGAGCTTGGATTTTCGGTGGCGTTTATGCCGCACAGGGAAGCAAAGCTAACCAAAGAGACATTGACCGACTGGCTCAACTGGCTATTGCAGAACGCGCAGAACGTGTAAATCAGCAACCTCGCATGATTGACTACGTAAATGTTCAGACAGGCGCTACGGCTAACGCTTTGGCGGGAGCAGGTGCAAGCGCATACGCACAGGCAGAAGCACAGATCGTGGCTGACCGTTTGACTGGTCGCTCACAGATGTGTCCGCAGCCCGTAGCATTGTACAGCGCACCGCAGCCTTGCGGATGTCCTTGCAACGGCTAATTGCATTTCGGTATCGGGGAAGGGCGCACTAAGCCTTTCCCTTTTTACAAAAAACATTGCTACTTATGTTTTGGAGAAAGAAAAAATACAATATGGAAATGCTGAAAATGATAAAGCCTACCAGTAAGGTTGCACTGAAAATGCAAACTCTGATGATAGCCAAGGGAAACGTAGAGGAAGCGGAGAAGCTGTATGATTTTCTCGCTAAGGACATGGAAGAACTGCCTACGTTTGATGTTGTTCCTCCCACAACCATGCAACAGGTGAGGGATACCGCCGGAACGATATTCGGCTGGGTGAAAGAAAATCAAAACGACATCATGCAAGGCATAGAGTTCTTGAAAAGCCTGAAAAAAGGAGGTGGCATGCCGCCTTCGGGGGCTGCTCCAGTATCACCGCCTCTGCCTCCGTTGTAATTAAAACAAATGCACTATGAAAGGATTTGAGATAAATTTTAAAGTATATGCCGATACGCAGGAAGAAGCGGATGCAGCTTCAAAGGCATTGCAGGACTTTGTAAACGAACATGCTGCCGAGGGAAGAGCGGTAACAGCCCAAAAGCTGACAGAATGCGTTCCTAAATGGAAAGACAACCTGTTTGTAAAAAATCAAATCATCAAATATTTTAAATAACAAAACAATATGAACGAATACATACAAGCCATTTACGAGATAGCAGTATCAAACAATAAGTTCCTGATAGCTACTGAACAACGGTTAATAAACATTGAGGCAAAACTTGATGTGCTACTGGGTGTAGGAACGCCTGATTCCGTAAAAGAGATGAAGAGCCGGGTGCCGGCCCCAAAGAAATACCCTCAATCAGCAGAGGAACCCGTTGCTGAATAACATTAATAAAAAAACGATTCATTATGAGCTGTTGTAAAAACAAATCGGGACAAACCTCCGTATTGGAGCTTGTCCCCGTAGCCACAGGGACTACGACACCATCCCCAAGAATGTATTACATTGATCTGATTCATTATCTGTGTCGTAACCGGAACATCTGTATCACCGCCCAATATCCTTTGAGCGGGACCATGAGGGCTGTTTTGAAGTCTATTGATTCTTTAGGCGGGAACCTTTATTCGCTGTCTATCCAATTGGTAGGTTCGGTAAGTTATCTGCCATACGTATGCGGATGTAACAATTGTGACGTATGCCCACAGACAGATACTGTGTTCACTTCAATTACCGTACCGTTCTATTCAACCACAGTACCTACATCGGCAACGCTTACCGTTACGCCTAATGTGCTGGTAAATCCTACCAACGTACAAGACTGCTGCACGAAAACAAATGCGGTGGAAATAGAGTTCGGCCTGACTGTCACAAGCCCTGCTCCTGCGCCTGCCGTAGCTGCATTGCTTGGTGAAGATGAAAGCTTAGCAAACGAAACCAAATCATCCAAAAACAAGTAGTGTATGATTGGGGATGCAATGATAATAACCGTTTCCGTATGCCTGTTCATCTATTTGGGGCTTTTCGATGCCATATCAGGCATTTTGAAAAGACTTGTTCCGGTAAACCCGGAGAAGATAGGACACTTATCGGAGAAGCTGAAATGCAGCAAGTGTATCAGCTTTTGGCTCACGCTGGCTTACAGCATTGCATGCGGAGGTCCGGTTATTCGTTGCATCCTTGTTTCTTTTCTGTGTGCCTTGGCCGCACTATGGATTGATTTGCTTTTGGCTTATATAAACAAAAAATACGATCGGTTATGGGAAGATTTGTAATTGTAAAACCAAAGCCCGCAAAGGCGGTTAAATGCCCGTCATGCGGAAAGAAATAACAATATGGGCAACAAGAAGATTATGAAGTATTGCATAGACAAATACCTCAACGAGTGTATAGGCAACTGCAAGGATGACGGTGTCAAGGCTCTTTTACTTTTACAAAAGGACATTGAAAAGAACAACGAACATCACCTTCGCCAGCAGGATTTACTGCTTCAAATAATCAGAAAGCAAAGCAAGCCCAATTTTTGGCGGGAGGTAGGGGCAAACCTTACCGGAGACGCCATTTTTGAGGTTTTGCTAAGAGGTGCAAGCAGGATATTCAGATAAGAAACATACTACTTAATTAAAAGAAAGGGAAAAGATTATGACTATTTATGAATTGATAGAAAAGTACGGCAAAGGCAAGGGTGAAGCTGTAATGATAGAGAGCACCCGCATCCTTTCGGATGTGCTGGAGCCGATGAAAGAGAAAGAGCCTAAAAAGTATTGGCTGGCGTTGAGAAAGCTGTACGGTGCCATGAGCGGATGCCATTACAATGAAGAGTTTGCCATGCACGATGTTGCCGATATGGAATACACAGACAAGGAAGGCAACGAACACAAGGGTGGATATTGGACGGTAGATCAGATAGAGGAAGCCACCAAAGAAATGACATTCCCGAGCGGTACGACGATTTGGGACAGGTTTGTGGCATTCAATTTAGCCTACTCCGATTTTTGTAAGAAGTTTGAAGATGCTGATATTCTAAAAATCGGCTATCTATTTTTCTTTGCTGATGAAGATTGGAGTGCCAACGACAAAGGTTCGGCGACTAAAACGTGGGATTACGTTTGTTGCAAGAATAAAATGTGACATGTTTTGTGTGTATGTGGTTAAAAAGTATTAATTTTGTATTGTAAGGATAGATAGGAATAGCCACCTATTGACAAGGGCAAACCAACAGCCTTTCTTTACTCTCCTTTGTCGGTGTAACTAACAATGTCGGTTCAATGGAACAAAAAGAAATTTGGAACCCCATTAAGGGTTTTGAGGGATTGTATGAAGTCAGCAATCTCGGCAGAGTGCGCTCATTACAGCGTACTATTATTCAGAAAAACGGAATCGCCATCACTTCTAAGGGAAGGTTCAAGAGGATTGGTATTAATTCTGTTGGCTATCCTTGTGTTACGTTATGCAAAAATGGGAAAAGCAAACAATACTCCTTGCACCGAATTTTGGCTAAAGCATTTATTCCCAATCCGGATAACAAACCTGAAGTTGACCATATTAATACAAATCGAACAGATTGTAGGTTAGAAAATCTGCGATGGGTGACTCATGCTGAAAATATGCGCAATCCTTTATCTCAACAAAGCATTAAATCTAATTCAAAAACGCATGAAGCGTTAAGAAAATCTATAAAAACCAAAATTGAGCGCAAAAGGAAAACAGCTCCAAAGAGAGTATATCAATTTAGTATTAATAGAGAATTTATTGCAGAATACGAAAGCGCAAGAGAGGCGAGCAGAGTAACGGGATTGACAGCCATGACTATTGCGGAAGTTAGTCGTGGAGGACTAAGAGGGCGACAGAGCTGTGGTGGATATTTATGGTCACGCTCAAAAGATATAATTCCGGTGTACGAACCATACAAAAAGAAACACAAACCTATTTTGCAATATACTAAAGATTGGGTACTCGTTAAAAGATGGGATTCTATTAAAGAAGCCTGCGAAACTCTTGGGTTAAAGCCTTCTAATATAAACCGCAATGCGTCTGGCCGTAAAAAATGTTTGTGTGGAGGATATAACTGGAAATATGAGAATTAGGACATCGAAGCGGCGTATGCCTTTTGGTTTGACGATGAAGATTGGATGCCGGGAGATAATAAAATATGGTCTTATATGTGCCTAAAATATAGCTATGAATGAACAATTAGACATATTGATTAAGCAGTCGGAAGACTTACCGCACTGGATGTTCTGCCGACTGCTTGCTATGATGCAATGGAACGTGCTCTAAAGATAGCCGAGGATGTTATTTGCAATGCTATACCGCTTATTGTTGCGGTAAAACTGGCTATGCTGTTAACCCTGTGTCTCTAATTCTTTCACATCCTCCAGTGCCCTATACAGTATGTATATGGTACTCATATTGTTTTTAAACAAATCTGTGCTCCCTTCATCTACGTATTGCGCGTAATCAAACGCCAGTTCTACGAGTTCCTTTCTAAGTTCTTCAGGAGCTATAATATCTCTAAAAAATTCACCCATTGCGCTGACGTCATATTGCTTTTTAGCAAGTATTGTATTTCTTTCCATGATGAATATTTGTTTTAGGTTTTAAGCGGGCAGGCTGATTTACAGTGGGGGTCGGTAAAACGCAGACCCCCTTCTTGTATAACCTATTGCCTTTTTCTGATTTTCAATAAGCTATATTATTAGTTAGTTTCTCCTATGAAATGAAACCCTAATACGGCCAATAACTCATCAAACTTACTTTCGTACCATAATGGTTGAGTGCCTTTCGGATTGTTCGGGTTTACTTGGTTTTCTCCAAAAGAAAGACCTTTCTCTGTGATTGACTTGAATTTCTTCTTTTGCCCGTATGATGATTTTCTTTCCAGTTCGCACAGGTAACCTTTTTCCATTGCTACCGTATTAAATTCACGTGCGGATATTTGAGTTTTCCGTTCTTTCAATAGGTCGGTTGCTGATTTTAATATTCCTTTTGACGGGGTGTAGTCGGGAAGTGGCAAGTTTAATGGTTCTGCTACTTTTCCAAGCAATGCCAACTTTGAAGCATCATTAAGATTTAGCATTTCGCTCACACCTTTTATCCATTCAAGGCTGACACGAATTTTTGTTGTTAGAGTTGGTTCACGCTTGATTTTAGATTGATAAATCATTGGCTTAGCTTTTCCTGTTTCCAACGCGTCCCAACGAAGGACTAACTTCGCTCTTGTCGCATCTTCAAACTTAGAAGCTATATACATACATTCTTTGTAATCCAATTCGTAACATGGCTGCTGTCTGTTCCATTGGTCAACATAAGAGGTCAGCGCAAAATTGCGCCCACCTTCTTTCACCCATGCTGGTTCCATATCACGAATGGAGCGCATAACATCTTTGTGGTTTCTACCTGCGAGCTCTGCAATTTCAAGCGAGCTCATTGTTTTCTTGTTTAAATTTAATTCATTTGCCATTTTTGTAACGTTTTATGGCATTGCAGAAAAGAAGACGGTCTGCAATTAACCCGTCGTTACACATACCTTAGTGGCAGTTGGGAAGCTGTTAACTTTCCTCACAGGTTTGCAGACCGTTGTATTATATATACAGCGTACTTACAAGCATAAAAAATGCCTGCACAAAGCAGACAACCGCCTGCCACTAAATATGTGTAACGCTGCAAATATACGCCCTTTTTCTATAACGCCAAATAAAAAACTTAATATTTTACTTTAACCGTATGATTTTTCGCCCATATCATCGCGTTGTATAGAGACATGGCGTATAACTTAATCTCTTCCTTGCTATCGAGGAAATCCACTTTCAACGCACCTTTCATCGCTTTTGCGTAAAGGTCTTTGTTTATATCATCTTCCATAATGTTCTATTTTTAATATACAATTCGTTTTTGTCTCAAAAATTACGGGGGTTATAATTTAAACAGTGTCCTATTTTTAATACACACGCCATTTCCCCGTATCCTATTTTGACAGAATTACCTGCATTTTACTTTCGTAAGCCCGTACTTGGCAAGTTTCAGATACACCGTCCTGACGCTTACATTCAATATTTCGGCCATTCTACGGGGAGCTATGCCGTCCTCCTTGTACATTTTTGTAATGTTCTCCTGTGAGAGAGGGTCAACAAATGCTTTCCGAGGTTCGGCTATTCCCATTCGTTTACGCGCCACTGCTGCATACGCTTCGTTTTGCTTATCTTTTGTTACGTATATAACGGTAGTATTGCTAAGGCGCAGAGGAACCAAGTTCTTTTCAAGCTGTCTGCGCTCCTCTATCAGGTGCTCCGCATCTCCGTTGACTGTCGTGTCTACCTTCTTGTATTGTTCAGGCAGACGGGCGTGTCTGTCTCTTAGTTTCTTTTCGGTTGCTCTCATTGTCTTTTACTTCCAGTTTTACCAAGTTCTGTACTTCTTCTTCCCAAACGTCCCCCTCGTTGTCCGAAAAATCAAGATACACAGTATCATTAGGGCTTGGGTTATTAAAACAAGAGAGCAACCCTACTACCTGCATCGGTATTGAAAGTCGCTCTCCCTGTGGTGACGGGAGTTTTATTCTCACCCAGTCACCGATTCTTAAGTCTGTTATTTTCATTATTTTATTATTCCAATTCTATGATACCATTTGTCCGCATGACTGAACCATCCAAGCATGAACGGCTTGCCGAAAATGGTTGCTTTGTAGAGTTTACTCATGTGTTAATTTGACTATTAAAATCGTTAATAAAGTTCCTTACTTGTAGGCTAAAACCTATATTTGTACCGCATTTGATTTGGAGCATTAACACCTCCAACCCGACGAACTGTCATTCGTCACCTTTCTTGTCCGTTCTCATTGAGAAAAGACATTTAAGCCCAATGTCCTGTAACTTTGGGCTTTTTTAGTTGCACTTGACAGGGTGCAGCTTAAAGCTTGCTAATACAGGTTAGTAGGCAAAACGGAGAGGAGGTGTTATTGTGAAAAATCAAATGCAAAATGAAAACGGCAAAACTCGTATTTTCTGTCGGTATATCATAAGGAACGGTAAGCGGATATATCCAAAACATTCCAAATACTTTTCTTTCTTGGTAGATAGTAAGAAAGTGGCGTAATGCTGTTTTAAGGGGATGTACAGGCATCCCTTTTTTTAATCATGGCTACATACTTTCAACAGTTCCGGATTATCGTAAATATTACCTACATACTTAATCCCGAACATATCTATCATTTGTCCTATTGGTTTGTTTCCAAGATTTTGAGACAGAACTTCTAATAGCACAAAAGAACCGATTTTATCGCTATACACTACCTCACATAGTACGCCAACACATTCAACCAAATCATGCTCATAGATTTCTATATCATCGTATTTAACTCCAGTGAACTGGCCCAACGTCTCTATCTGTATGGGTATCTCATGTGAACCATCAGTTATCACGTCAACAAGTTTTTCGTCCCATAATCTCTTTGTATAATAGCCGTCCACCCATGCGCCTTTGTAAAAGTCGTTATTAATGGCTTTTGCTCCGAATTTTATTTCACGCTTCATGTCCTATTCTTTAAAATTCCTCATGTATTCACAATCTTCATCACATTCCCTCTTCTTTGCGCAATGGGGGATATTGGAGTCAAATTTATACTCAAAGTTATAACACAGCTTTTTGTATTCTTCCCGTCTGGCTTTGCTCATATTAGCTTTCATCTTAGCCTTGATTTGTTCCGACAAAACATCTTGTGCTGCTTTATCGAAAGTTATACATTTGATTTTTTCCATATCAATTATCTATTAATTTATTACTCAGCCAATTAAGCATTACAAACCATCCGTGATTGTCGCCTTTGACTATAAACATCATAGTATCATAGATAGCATTTATAGTACATATAGGCATAAACAATATTATAAATATAAAGCGTTTTAGTGCATTCATTTAGATTAATCTGTTATTTCTTTATCAATTAATATTCCGTTTCTCTTATCGTAATTCCTCATGCGAGGACATTTACCGTCACATTTCATATTCACATGCACATTGTTTGCTATGCCTGATATGGACGATTTTTTTGTAACACTGCCCGCTGTAATGGCTGTAATGTTTGCAGCGTTCCCGGTATTCGTTTCTATTCATGGTTATATAAGTTTTAACGCTTCCTGCAATCCTTCTTCGAGTGCTTCTTCGTAGGTATCCCAATTCCCACCATCGTTAGGGCCTTTGGCGTCATCATCTTCCATCCATGTGCCGTTATTGGCTTTTACAATGATATATCCATACCACAAGCGTTACGGTATATTTCAATATGCAGGTTCTTGACTTCACGTAGCCACTTTTGAACAATGGATTGTGTAGGCTGAGAAAAGCATTGTTTTGGTAAATCATCATTAATTCTATATAAGGTTTCCCTTGGTATATTATTAATATCAATAACATTTTTACAATACTCATTAAACCCTTTCTTTCTCAGCATCTTCGCAGTTTCTAATGTTACAAGCTCTTCGGTCATGGCTACTCATTTTCTGTTATTATACATCCAAACAATACTCCTAAATATTTCATTCCAAGTTCAGAAACATAGTATGCAATTTGTTTTTCAATCTCAAACTCTCGCTTAGTAGCATATCCAACAGCTACTAACTCTTCCCAATCATTATCCGGTTTAGAAACAATATATCTGTTACGATAAGCACAATATTTTCTTTTTTTCATATTTTCGTAACCAAATCCGATAGCATGTTCCATTTTTTCTATTTGCCGGAGTGATAGTTTTATATCATTCATAATCTTTTATTTTAGGTATTTCTACACCATAAATATCGGCTAACTTATAGAATTGTTTTTTCACAAACGGAGCTCTTTCCAAAGCCTCTAATACTTCTTTTTTAAAATAGGCGCACTCAACAAAAAACACAGTCTTACTTCCGGAACGATTATCATCCGGACTTGCAGAGAAAGAAAGGCATCCATACCCCTTGTACCAGAAAAAACCAAAGCCGGAAAAACCGAATAATTGAAAGTCTTCATCTATTTTACTAAGGTCTTCTTCCTCTTGAGAGGAAAACTCTCCGAAAATTGCTTTAAAATAATGTCCGGGACATCCGTCTGTCCCGAAATAAGCCATTCTACGCATGGTTATTTCTCCATTTCTTTAAAATATTCAATCAGTTCGTCTACGGTAGCCTTATGATAATTAGATAAATCAAAGTCGTTTGGTATCCCAAAGAAATTCATTCCAGATAAACCACCTTCTTTGCAATTATCACGATATATTCCCCAATAGCCTCTACCGTTGGTGAACAGTTGGTTGTTGTCTGTATCATCTCTCAATGCAGCAATTACAATGAAAAGTTCCTCGTTAGTACCACAATCAATTCTTCCAGCACAGTTCCATGTGTGATGAGGATTTGTATCATCAAAAACTTCTTTAAGAATAACATGATAATTGCAGTTAACTGGTGATGTAGCAATACAAAATCTTTCATCTTCGATTACATCAGTAGAATGGTTGTATCCTAATTTTTCCAACTTTTTCCTTAATTCCGGTGTGTTTTTACGTATAAACGCTGGTGTTGTAAATCCCATAGTTATTCCTCCTTATCTATCTTAATATCTGTTACTTTGCCGCGATTGACGAAACGAAAACATTTCATTACAATACACAGAAACGTTTCGTATTGGCTCTCAAATTCATCGCATTCACAACGCAACGAGCAGCCACTGCAATCAGAATACCCATTATACACTTTCTCTGCTTCATGAAGCACCCCGTCTATTATTATTCCGTTCTTTACTTCCATAATTAAAACGTCAAGATTATTTTTGTTTTTATTCTTACAGGCAAAGCAGATAACGTAGATTTTTCACTTTCCCTGCGTATATAAATCATATTATTGACTTCTAAACCTATTTCAGCTTCAAGTTTTTCCAAAATATGAGCTATTTCCATTTCAGCTTTCTCTTTCTTGTTTTTTACTTCTTTTATATCCATGATTATTCTCCTTTCAGTTTCTTTATCATATTATCAGCACAATCAAGCGCTATAATTATCGGTGCTTCACGTTTAGAATATGTGCCGCAAAAAGCAGGGTTGCTTAGAACTCCTTGCATTGCAGCCTTTGCCAGTTCATAACGCCTCTGTTCCCAGTCAATATATGGAGTATGGTCTGTTATGTCAACAATACGAGCATCAATCGGAATTTGCACTCCTGACGGTATTATACACATAAAATAAGTCTCACATCCGTAGCGAACATCTACGATTTCGACTTCTGTACCAGCAGCAAGCGTTTCTGTTTCGGAGATTACAACTCCAACGTTAGTTTTTCCTTTCATTAGTTACTCTCCTTTAAAATATATCCATTTTCAATACACCAACACAGCATATTATATGCGTTTTCCAATATATCCACATTGTTTTTATAATCTAAATCGTCAAACGTATAATTTACGTATCTATAACATATACAAGGCGGAAGTATTTGCAGTTGATATTCTTCATCATTGTATGTAATATAACTCGGCAGCTTGTCAAGAATGTCATGCAAGGTGTAAGCAGGGTATTCATGTTTCATATTCGGTTGAGAAACGAAGAGAGTAGGCCTTTCCTCTAAGGCGAGCACTCCATTGAAAAAAGATTCAACCGTAGGCAAAAACTGCCAGTGCATACTTGCGTCACTCGTATCCAAGCCAAGCTCCCTCAGGTGCTTCATCTGATCTATTGATAATACTTGTTTTGATTTCATAATTCGTAAGATAAAATTACAGCCGTTAATGAAATGAAAATGATTGCTACTATCAAGGCGATAGATAGACAGCCCTTTTCGTATTCTTCATCTTCCGATGGTGTGTTTTCGTTATACCAATCTAATGGATGTTTTGATTTCATAATTCCATATCATTGTTCATACCTTATTATCTTCTCTCTACATCCAATATCGCTACCACAACATGGGCAAGTAACAAACAATACATTGTATCCTTCTCTTTGATCGTAAATTTCCTCTTTCACATCTTCTTTCTCAAACTCGAATTCGCATCCACATCCGTAGCAATGACGGAAATAAATCGGTCTCTTCTTGTTAGAGCCTTTAATTATTCTTATCGCCATACAGTCCTCCTTTCTCCTCAATATATTTTTCTGTGAACTTGATAATTGTCTCTAAGAAAAAACGGGTTGCATTATCAGATATGATACATCTACTACCGCTGTTTCAATCTCATGCCTTTGGATTGAAAAGAACGCATACTCCAACAGGAAAACTATTTGGAGCAAATTCCAACTTCATGGTAATATTTCTCTTTTGATAATTTCTTTTGCATTGAATCCGAATAAACCTTTTTTCATCTCGTGAAAATCAGCAATCGGAATTTCATTGATGTAATAATAGAAAGCCTCGTATTCATCGTTAAAATTCCGAGAAAGGAATCCATTCGGATGAGTGCTCATATATTTTTCAATGGACACAATTATTCTACGAGCATAGCCGGGAAACATCTTAAACTCTAATTGCATCTGCTTATAGTTGCAGAGCGGGCAACCTACGCATCCATGACGGGTAAGGTTATAGGGAGCGTCGTAATACCTTGAATATGGTAATCCGTACTTTCGGATATAGCCCCAAACATCTTCTTCTGTCCATGTGAGAATTGGAAGAATATGTTTGGCGCCTTTCATCCACTTACGGGTGTCACACTGTTCTGGTTCATAATCTTTCCGGTTACGACTTTCCGAAGCTCTCATACCCTCAATGCTTCTTTTTCCAATGCTATACCGTTCTTTTAGCTCCTCGCAGCAGAACCGACGTAAACGAGAGGGAAAACCTTTCTCCTCAATCAGCTTGAAGAAAGATTTCTTTGGGTGCATTATCTGAACTTGTGGATAGTTTTTCTTTATGAAGTTGATTGTTCCAGGCGGGTCTACTGTGGTGTTAGCGTAGATTGCATTATACTTAATACCTGCACGTTCTGCAAGGTCAAGTATGACGACGCTATCCTTTCCACCGGAGAAACCGAGTGATAATGTTTCTTCACGCTCCATACTACGCAGAAAGCTTATGGCTTGTTCTTCTTTCTTGTTCATATTTTCCTGTTATAAGTTATTTAATTTTTCTTCAAACTCAGCAATAATACAATCCGCATCACCGCCATGTACCCAATTCTCCAATACGGAAGAGAGAATTTCGATCGCTTGGTCTTCCTGCCAAATAGCACCTCTGATAAACATATTAATCATTGCTTGCTGTCCGTATTCAAACATTCCGTTACCAACGTACTTATTTGCATAACTATGATTAAGCTCTTCTCTCGCCGCTTCTTCTAATGTCCGTTTCATTTCTTTTTTGTTTTACCCAAATTTTGAATATTCTAAAAGTCTAAACCTGATTGCGGAGTCTCTCGTTTCTCGTAATATCCTGAACGAAGACGTTCTTCGACAAGACTTGGAGGAATTTTGTTTAGCAAATCCGCCATTGCGTCTTTAGGAATATACATGTAAAATCCCCTGAGTGAATATATATTTTTTTCTATAAATAAGTTTGCGCCCACCACATTATTGTTTAGCACTCTCTCTAAGCGTGCAAGGAACTTTTTGTCCCTGTACGCTTGATACTTCTGTAATAGTTTTTTAATCATAATGTATTATTGTTAGTTTAATCTTCCACCTCAACAAATTCGCCGTTTACTAATCTATACCAAGTATCAGCCTTGATATTTTTTCCGTCAACTACAACAGCTTTCCAATCAGAAACATCGTACGAGCTTTCTTGCTCCTCTGCTATAACCAAGATAGATCCCATACCTCCTCTGACCTTTACATTTGCTCCTCGCGCCACCGCTAAACCGTTATTTCCAGTTGATGAACTACCTCTTGATGTCGCAGCACCTCTATAACCAGCGGTCGCAGCACCACTATCACCAGCGGTCGCAGCACCATAATTACCAGCGGTCGCAGCACCACTATCACCAGCGGTCGCAGCACCATAATTACCAGCGGTCGCAGCACC